GCCCGGCCCCGGGCCTCGAGGACCGCGCCAAACGTACCGGACGCCGTGCAGCTCGATCGTAAAACCGGGCAAAACGGCCCGAAACCCCCGGAAACCGGGCAATTCTCGAGCAGCTCGACGCACTAGGACACGGCGTACCGGCACGAGATCGACGAGAGACGGCCTTTCGTGCGGCGAAAATCGCTCAGCAGCGGGCCGAACCCCGGCCAGTGGCTTATAACTTTTTCGCTCTTTTTTGTGGTTTTTGCCAGAAATCGCCAAAAAACCGCAGAACCCGGTCCCGAAATCTGGAGCGAATTTTCAGCAAAAAATCACGAATTGGCGGAAAACCGCCAGTTTTGCCAAAAAAAAACTAGGACCGGGTTGCACGATCCGCGCCCGCTGCTGAACAAAATCCGGCGCACAGGTCGCCAGATCAGGCAGGGGCCCCGGCCTATCGGGTCAGATCGACCTGCCTCAATCATCGGGTCCCGCCCAACGTCGCGCCCGGCCCGCGGTGCTGCCAGACGGGTGCTAGGGCCATGTTTCTGACAAATAATCCTGTGAAAAACGATATAGATGTTTCACGTGAAACATTGCCTAATTATTAGGCAAATGCTCAAGGCTTGTTCACTGTCAAATAAAAGGGCATATTCTTGCATACTGTTTGTGCACTTTAGGGTCCCCCGATGGATGTATCTGATCAGGAGTTAAAGCTCCAACTTCGACTTGCTCAGCTCGAGAAAAATGAAGCTTGTCAGGATGAGTTTCTGCCGTTTGTAAAATCTATGTGGCCGGAGTTCATTGCCGGTCGTCACCACAGGATCATTGCAGAAAAGTTAGAACGTGTTGCCCGCGGGGAGCTCAAGCGTTTGATCATCAACATGGCCCCGCGGCACACGAAGTCTGAGTTCGCATCCTTCTTGTTCCCGGCGTGGATGATGGGCAAGAACCCGAAGATGAAGATCATTCAGGCTACCCACACGACGGAACTTGCGGTTAACTTTGGACGTAAGACGAAGAACTTGATTGACAGTGACGAGTACAAGGAGGTCTTTCCGAATGTCAAACTCGCTTCTGATAGTAAAGCTTCTGGTCGTTGGGACACTGCTTCTGGCGGGATGTACTACGCCGTTGGTGTGGGATCGAACCTTGCCGGGCGTGGTGGCGACTTGGTAATTATCGATGACCCGCACTCAGAGCAGACAGCTATGTCAACAAACGGATTTGATGATGCTTGGGATTGGTACACCGGGGGCCCCCGGCAGCGTCTCCAGCCGGGCGGAAGTATAGTTCTGGTTCAGACCCGGTGGTCCGAGAAGGACATGACGGGTCAGTTGCTCCGTGCAATGGCTAAAGATCCGCTAGCTGACCAATGGGAGGTTGTAGAGCTTCCGGCCATTTTTGACGACGACAAGCCCTGTTGGCCGGAGTTTTGGTCTCTTGAGGATCTGACCGCGGTCCGCGCATCTATTCCCCCGAGCAAGTGGAACGCGCAGTATCAGCAGAACCCGACGGGTGAAGAGAATGCGATCATTCCTCGTCAGTGGTGGAAGAAGTGGGAGAAGGGACAACATCCCGAATCTTGAATATGTGATTCAGAGCTATGACACGGCGTTCTCGAAACGCGAAACTGCTGACTACTCGGCGATCACGACTTGGGGTGTTTTCAGGCCGGAGGAGGTTGGGGGCCCTCCGGGACTCATACTTTTGGACAGTACGAAGGGTCGATGGGATTTTCCGGAGTTGAAGCAGGCGGCTTTAGAGCAGTATAAGTATTGGGACCCCGACACCGTCATAGTAGAAGCCAAGGCTTCTGGGTTGCCTTTGACGCATGAATTACGGAATATGGGTATTCCTGTTGTTAACTTTACGCCTAGTAAGGGTAATGATAAGGTTACGCGAGTTCATTCTGTATCGCCGTTATTTGAGGCTGGCATGGTTTGGGCCCCCGACACCACCTTCGCTGACGAGATGATTGAGGAGGTGGCGGCGTTCCCTAACGGGGAGCATGACGACTTGGTAGATAGCATGACGCAGGCTTTGATGCGTTATCGGCAGGGCAACTTTGTACAGTTGCCGACTGACGATTGGGGCGAAGAGGATACGGGAATGCAAGTTAGGGCCTATTACTGATGGCCGAAGTATACCGAGGCTATCTGCCGGGCGAGTCCCACTGTAGGTGATATACCTATTTTGGGGCCCGTGGTCAGTGCGCTAGCTCCTGTCGAGCGCGATGTCATCACACCGCCGGAAACCACTTACATCGAAGACATGGGTTGTTCGCTACCCGGTGACTACGGAGGGCGAGTATGGGGATCCTCGCGTTGGGACTCCTGCTGCGGTACAGGGGTATTCTCGACTTTGTTCAGTACCTAAGAGACGATCCCAAGGCCGCGGCTTCTGCTATTGGCGCGGGGATTGCGTCAATACCAGAGCAGCAGTTTTACGGTGGTCTTGCTATGACGCAGGGCTTTGACGCTGCGTATAACCCGGAGACGGGAGAGACTTACACATATGACTCGTTGCTTTTACCGGCGACCACGGCGGCGGGGACTATGGCTAGTATTGCGCGTACCGCGGACGACGGCTCTACGGTTCTCGGCATCATGGGCGGTCGCATGGCAAAGTCGGGGCCCAGTAAGTTTAGCGAGGCCCGCGCGGCGCGGCGCACGAAGGACGAGCAGGAGCTTTTTGACGAGACGGGCGCGTACTTTGATGACGAACTTTTCCCGGATGAGGGTGATGCGTTTCGCTTTGAGATACCCACGGTAAACTCGGAGCTAGTTGGTATTGAGAATGTTGTCCGTAAGTCGAATGACAGTTCTGCGGGCCCGGGGCCCCGCAACTATTTTTACATGGACGACAAGACAGACGTTACTGCTTTGAAGCAGGACGTTGTGAGTGCCAACATCTTTGATGATGGCACGGTTAGTTTTGAGTCGCAGTTTGTGAACGCGGCTGGTGAGCTTGAGCCTGCTAAGTACCCGCGTCTTTCAGAGATTCTGGATTTTCCGGAGCTGTATGAGCAGTATCCGCAGTTGAAAGATGTTTATGTTGCCCGGCTGAATGCTAATGCTCAAGCGGCTATGATAGAGGATGGGATTGGTGGCCGCCCGACCATTGCTCTTAGCCCTGCTTTTAGCCCTCAGATGCTTCAATCGTATTTGTTGCACGAGGTTCAGCACGTAGTTCAGAAGATTGAGGGCTTTCCTCGGGGCGGTGACACGATGAAGATGTCGGACGCTGATTACAACCGTCTGGCTGGTGAGGTTGAGGCTCGGAACGTAGAGGACCGGTTTTTGGCTGCGCGGGGTTTTCAAAAGAGTGGGGCTAGGTCGGACACGATTCCTCCGATATATGATCCGTCAAAGGTTGTTCCGACACAGACGCGGGATACGAAACCCTAGCCAGATTCTGTTGAAAGCCCAAGGCGGCGTAGTCAGCATGGTCGATCTTGCGCGGAACGCGGGCCGCGGCCCTCGGGGCGTAGCTAGTCTAGCCCCTGTAGCTAGGAATATGAACCGGTCTATGTTAGGTTGACGTAAAGGAGATTATACATGGCGCGTGAACCGATTGCCGGGATGGTGGAAAACCCTATTCCGACGCAGCTTGATCCGGAGGATTTGGCGGCAGAGGTAGAGCTGGAGCTTCCGGGTAGCCAAGAGACCGTAGCTTTTGAAGGTATGGCCGAGGGCATGGACATTGAGATTGTGCCCGAGGACGACGGCGGTGTTGTGATCGACTTTGATCCGCAAGACCAGCGTGGGCAAAATGATGATTTTTATGGGAACTTAGCAGAGGAAATGCCAGATCGCGAGCTCGGGCGTATTGCCAGTGAGCTGCTGGGCGAGTTCGATGCTAACAAAGCTAGTAGACAGGAGTGGGAAGATGCTTACGCCAACGGTTTGGAGCTTCTTGGTTTCTCCTACGAGGAGAGAACCCAGCCGTTCCGAGGAGCTACCGGTGTTACGCATCCCTTGCTTGCAGAGGCAGCTACACAGTTCCAAGCGCAAGCCTTTAACGAGTTGTTGCCAGCGTCTGGGCCAGTGCGTACTGCGATCATCGGAAACGAGACTAGGGAGAAGCAGCAGCAGTCTGACCGCGTAAGGCAGTTTATGAACTACTACATCACCAATGTGATGGAGGAATATACGCCTGAACTGGATCAGATGCTGTTTTATTTGCCGCTAGCGGGCAGCACGTTCAAGAAAGTTTATTATGACGAGACCATGGGCCGCGCTGTAAGCAAGTTTGTGCCTGTTGAGCAGCTTGTGGTGCCGTATGAGACGGCAGATTTGGAGACTTCCCCGAATATTACGCAAGTTTTGCGTATGTCTCTTAACGATTTGCGTAAAAAGCAGGTATCGGGCTTCTACTTAGACATCGATGTCATTCCGGCACAGGCTGAATTGAGCAGTGTGGGTAGTGAGATTGAGCGTATTGATGGTGTTTCGCCATCTCAGATTGATTATGACTGCACTTTGTTGGAGTGCCACGTTGATTTGGACCTCGAGGGGTACGAGGACGCCGATGAAGACGGTGAACCGACCGGTATCAAGGTGCCGTATGTGGTTACGATCAGTCAGGACAACGGTCAGATCTTGTCAATCCGTCGAAATTACCGCGAGGACGACGAAAACAAGAAGAAAATCCAGTATTTTGTGCACTATAAGTTCCTTCCGGGTTTCGGTTTCTACGGTTTGGGTCTTATTCACACGATTGGCGGGCTGTCACGGACCGCCACGGCGGCTCTGAGGCAGTTGATCGACGCTGGTACGTTGTCCAACCTCCCAGCGGGCTTCAAGGCCCGCGGACTACGGATCAGAGATGACGATGACCCGCTTCAGCCCGGTGAGTTTCGCGATGTGGACGCTCCCGGAGGGGCTATTCGTGACAGCCTGATGCCGCTGCCCTTCAAAGGCCCTGATCAGACGCTATTTAATCTTCTTGGATTCGTAGTAGACGCTGGTCGGCGCTTTGCAACCATCACGGACATGAAAGTTGGCGATGGGAACGATCAGGCGGCGGTTGGAACGACGCTTGCGCTGATTGAGCAGGGCTCTCGGGTGATGAGTGCGGTGCACAAGCGGCTTCATTATGCCATGCGGATCGAGTTCAAGATTTTGTCTCGTGTGATGGCGGAGAGTTTGCCGCCGGAGTACCCGTATGCGGTTGAGGGGGCTGAGTCTGCGGTCAAGCAGACGGATTTTGATGACCGTGTGGATGTTTTGCCGATCTCTGACCCGAATGTGTTTAGTCAGGCGCAACGCATAACGCTTGCTCAGACCAAGTTGCAGTTGGCGGGGGCGGCTCCTGAGATGCACAACATGCACGAGGTGTATCGTGACATGTATGATGCTTTGGGCGTTAAGGATGTTGACCGGATCATGCGTAGGATTCCGGACGATGAGCCGACTCCCAAGGATCCTGCACAGGAGAACATCGACACCATGGACATGATCCCGCTGAAGGCGTTTGAAGGTCAGGAGCATCAGGCTCACATCATGGCGCACATGGTCTTCGGCTCTACGCCCATGGTGGCTGGTATGCCCGCCATGGCGATGGCGCTTCAGAAGCACATCATGGAGCACGTGCAGATCGCAGCACAGGAGCAAGCCATGCAGGCTATGGCTCAACAGATGCCTCAAGCGGCTCCAGAACAGATGGAGCTTGCCATGCAGGGATTGGTGGCTCAGTTTGTTGCCGAAGGTATGCAGCAGGTCAAGCAGCTCTCGCAGCAGGTATCTGGTCAGGGGCCCGATCCGTTGGTCCAGCTCAAGGAGCAGGAGCTTCAGATACGGGCACAGGCCGAGCAGGCGGATGCACAGGTGGATCAGGCCAAGCTCAATCTCGAGGCACAGGGTCAGCAGATGCGATCCGATCAATTCCAGCAGCGGTTGGCGAGTCAAGAGCGTCAGACCGCGGCACGTATAGATGCTGCCATGCAGCGTGAGTTTATTAAAGGAAGGGGACAGTAATGTCAGTAGTTAAGATTGTGACGAATAAGCCGGGCCCTGCGCCCAAGCCGGAAGCAACCGGTAAGTTGAAAGAAGTTTCAATACCGCAGAATCTGACCAAGATGACTGCTCGTGGCATGGGCGCGGCAACAAAAGGCGGCAGTTACATGGGTTACAAGTAACGCTGACTGTGGGGCTACGGGAACACGGCCATGGATCCAGTAACTGCTATGGCGACCGCTTCGGCGGCGTTTGGGGCACTTAAAAAAGGTTTTGCGATAGGGCGGGACATTGAGTCAATGGCTTCTGACTTGTCCCGGTGGATGGGTGCGCTTTCTGATCTAGATCAGATGGAAAAAGAAGCTAAGAATCCCCCCATTTTTAAAAAGCTTTTCTCTGGGCAGAGTGTTGAGCAGGAAGCGATCACCACATTCGCCAACAAGCAAAAGGCTCAACAGCAGCGATACGAGCTACAGCAGTGGATTTCCTTGACCATGGGCAAGTCCAAATGGGATGAGCTTGTTCGCATGGAAGGCCAGATACGAAAAAGACGCCAAGAAACTTTGTACAAGCAAAGAGAGCGCAGGCGAAGGTTTGTGGAGGTTGTGGCGTGGGTTATTGTAGTTGGCGTTGGTTTTAGCGCTTTGACGGCGTTCATAATGTTTTTAAAAGGTCAAACCGCTTACGCTGACCAGATGACAACTTGTCGTAAAGTTAAGTGCGAAAAAATGGACAATCGTCAGGTAGTTTGTGTTTTTCGAGGTCAGAACAATACGATTGAATCTCAGATATTTGAGTACATGGAGTTTATCCCCTCGGAGTATCAGTGCAAATACGATCCGAATGCTAAAAAAGAGATGACCGTACAAGAGACACTTAGAGCCGTGCGGGACAGTCAGAAATGAGCAAGAAGTTCCAAGAGGATACAGAGTACGCTAAGTACGACCTCGATGGGGATGGGGAGATAACGGACGACGAATTAGAACACGCCAAGGAGATACGAGAAACAGAGCGGGATCTTCGGAAGAGTTTGGCTCAGCTACGAATGGCGAGGTTTACATTGATTGGTATGGGGGTATTTACTGCCGCCATGTTTACCCCTTGGGTTTCAGTAGAAAGGATTGAAGCGCTGAGTGAAATCAGCAGCTTATTCTACATTTCGGGAGCGGGCATAGTTGGAGCGTATATGGGGACCACGGCTTGGATGGCACGAAAGTGAATGATCGACGCTTTTTTGCTTATGGTTTATTTAGGCACGGGTGATTTTCGCAAATTAGAAAGCGGAAACATGTACTTTTACTCCATCACGGAATGCAACTACTTTGCTGAACAAATTTCAAAAAGGTATGGTAATTACGGGTTTTCTGAGTATATGGACCCTAAAGACCGCGTTACTGCGTACTGTATTCCGAAACAGGTGGACCCTGAGATAATAAAGGTTTATTAATGACAATGTGGGACATGCACAATAGAACCACGCCCGAACAGGCGGAGCGAAACAGGAGACAGCGATGCTTCAAGCTCTCATAGGCCCAGTTACAGGGATTCTGGACAAGTTCATAGAGGACAAGGACCAGAAGAACAAGTTGGCGCATGAAATAGCGACCATGGCCGAAAGGCAGATGCACGAAGCCAACATGGGTCAGATAGAGATCAACAAGGCAGAGGCGCAGCATAGGTCTGTGTTTGTTGCGGGCTGGCGGCCCTTCCTTGGTTGGGGACTAGCGGTTGCCATGATATGGCATTTTGTATTAGCGCCAGTCACTATGTTTGCATTTGCATATGCGGGCATGGAGCCGCCAGAACTTCCCACCTTTGACATGGACAGCTTGATGACTGTTCTCCTTGGGATGCTCGGTCTTGGCGGTCTTAGGACGGTAGAAAAGGTTAAGGGCTTAACAAAGTAATGGAAGCTAATTTTTTCAAAAGTCTAGAGATGGTTCTCAAGCATGAGGGCGGTTTTGTAGATCACCCGGAAGACCCGGGCGGCGCTACAAACAAGGGGATTACGCATAAAACATATTCTGATTTCCTTGGTCGGCCTCTTGAAGATGTGAATGAACTCAAGAACATACCGGATGATCACGTAGAACTGATTTATAAGCAGGGCTATTGGGATCGTGTGAAGGGGGATCAGCTCCCTGCGGGCGTAGACTTTTGCATTTTTGATTGGAGCGTGAACAGCGGTCCGGGGCGAGCGGCCAAGGCTTTGCAGAAATCTGTCATGGTTTCTCAGGACGGGGCGATTGGCCCTCGGACGATGATTGCGGTTGAAGAAAAAGATCCAATGAAAATCATCGAAGAAGTAACAACAGAACGGGAACAATTTTATCGTTCTTTGCGGACGTTTGACACGTTTGGCAAGGGTTGGTTACGTCGAAACGATGAGACATGCGAGTATGCTTTGTTGCTCGCGGGAGGTATGACATAGGTGGATGAAGTCTTTTTTGCTGACGCTGTTTTGCGGATTGTGCGGGACAGGCGGTTAGCAGTTCAAGACTTGTTGATTTACGACAACGTCAAGAACATGGAGCAGTATCGTGAGCTCATGGGTAATTTAAAATCCCTAGATCACGTGGAACAGGAACTCAAGAGCCTGCTAGATAAACAGGAGCGCAACGATGGTTGATCTTGCTGGTGCCGCACAGGGCGCTGAAAGCTTAGCATCTGCATATGTAGATGTACCTACTGATAAGAAGTTGGACCCCGAAGCCATCGGTGGTTCTCTTTTAGAAAGAATGCCGGAGCCGACAGGTTGGCGTCTTCTCATCCTGCCCTATCGAGGTAAAGGAAAGACAGACGGGGGTATTTATTTACCTGACAAGTTTGTTGAGGAGAACTCTGTCTCTACGCAGGTTGGTTATGTCCTGAAAGTGGGGTCATTGGCATATAAGGATTCCGAAAAATTTCCGGTTGGTCCGTGGTGTGAGCAAGGCGATTGGGTCATGTTTGCGCGGTACGCTGGCTCGCGTTTTCGGATTGACGGCGGGGAAGTCAGGATTCTTAACGATGATGAGATTCTGGCACGGATCAAAGAACCCGAAGACATTCTTCATTTCTAGGAGTAAACGATGGCTGACGAAAAGGCTCAAATTGAGCTAGATCTTGAAAAAGATGTAGAAGTAGAAGTTCTTGAGCAGGACGAACAGCAGGACAACGCGCCTGTTGAGGTCGCTCAAGAGGATGACAATTTTGATAAAGCAGAGAATGCTACGCAAAAGCGGATTGACCGCTTGACTAAAAAGATGCGTGAAGCAGAGCGTCAAAAGGAAGAGGCCCTAAAATATGCACAAAGTGTGCAGGTTGAGGCCCAACAGCTCAAACAACGCATGGACACTCTTGATACCAGCTATGTTCAAGAGTATAGCAGCCGCGTAGAAAGTCAGATGGCTTCTGCGGAGGGAGAGCTTGCTAGGGCCATGGAGATGGGGGATACTAATGCTGTTGTAGAAGCGCAGCGTAAAATCACTCGTTTGGCTATTGAGAATGATCGAGCAGAACAGGTCAAAGCTCAGCAAGAAAGAAACGCACAGTCGGCTCAAGCTCAACCGCAAGCGCAGGTTTCTCAAGCTAGCCCCCAAGCACAGCCTCGCCGACCGGATCCGAAGGCTGAGTCGTGGGCGCAAAAGAACGAGTGGTTTGGCTCCGACGAGGCCATGACTTATGCCGCTTTTGGTATTCACAAAAAATTAGTCGAAGATGAAGGGTTTGACCCCAAGTCAGATGATTACTATACTGAATTGGACAGGCGTATGGGGGACGAGTTCCCACATAAGCTTGGCAACTCCGGTGGAAGCAAACGGCCCGCTCAGACCGTAGCTTCTGTATCCCGCAACTCATCTGGGCGCAGCAGTGGGAAAAAGGTTAGACTCACCCCTAGCCAAGTCGCGATAGCGAAGAAATTGGGTGTGCCGCTTGAAGAATACGCAAAGCACGTGAAGGAGTAAAAAATGACTGAAGAAATGTTTGAAGGCTCGGTTACGAGAACTCCTCGCGCAAAAAACACTAGGGAGAAGGCGGCTAGGCGTAAGCCGTGGGCTCCCCCGTCTATGTTAGAGGCACCGCCTGCACCGGATGGGTTCAAGCATCGTTGGATCCGGGCTGAAACCCGGGGTTTTGATGATACGAAGAACATCAGCGCAAAGTTGCGTGAGGGCTGGGAATTGGTTCGTAAGGACGAGTACCCGGACTTTGAGGCCCCGGTAGTTGAATCAGGTAAATACGAAGGTGTGTTTGGTGTAGGTGGGCTTGTTCTCGCTCGCATTCCATTGGAAACCGTTGAGGAACGGAGCGCCTACTTTGACCGTAGGACTCAAGACCAGATGGACGCAGTGGATCACGATATGATGCGCGAGAATGCACATTCGACGATGACGATCAGTAATCCTGAACGTCAATCCCGTGTAACCTTTGGGGGTACAAGAAAGTAACCCCGCAATCTGGAGAAGAAGCAGATGGCAAATGAGCTAACTGGCGGCTATGGTCTTCGTCCGATTGGGATTACGGGTAGCGGCCCTAATTCTACTGGAACTACCCAGTATGAAATCGCATCCGACTACACCACCGCCATTTACAAAGGTGGTATCGTAATCCCTCTCGCGGCAGGTACTATCGCCATTTCTGATCAAGCGGTTGCTCCGCTTGGTGTATTCAACGGCTGTGAATATGTGGACTCAAACACAGGTAAAACTGTGTTTAGCAACCACTGGCCCGGTTCAAACAATGCAAGCGTTGACACAAATCATCCTGTCAAAGCTTTCGTGTTTGATAACCCGATGCAGCTTTATGTTGTTGCCGCAGATGGCACCAACACCAATCGTGCTACCGCACTCGCAGATGTTTTTTCAAACTGCGATATGGCATCCGTGAACGGCGGCAGCAACAACACAGGCCAAGCCAGCGACATGTTGGACATCAGCTCTGCGGCGACCACCGCTAACCTTGATGTTCGTATTGTTGGTTTGTTTGAGGATGCGGCAAATATTGATTACTCTGCTTTGGGTCATCAGTACATTGTACGCCTCAATGCGCCATTCAACTCGGGCTTCGCTGCTGCCGTTGGCACTGCCGCGAATACCGGTATTTAAGGAGGGCTTGTAAATGGCTATTTCTCGCGCACAACTGGCGAAAGAGCTTGAGCCCGGCTTGAATGCTCTTTTCGGCCTTGAGTTTGATCGTTATGAAAACGAACATGCCGAAATCTTTGACGAAGAAACTTCTGATCGTGCCTTTGAAGAAGAGGTGATGCTCGGGGGTTTTGGAACTGCTCCGGTTAAGTCCGAAGGTGGAACCATTAGCTTTGATGACGCGCAGGAGACTTACACTGCACGTTACACACACGAGACCATTGCTCTGGCTTTCTCGATTTCCGAAGAAGCCATTGAAGACAATCTGTATGATCGTCTGGCCTCGCGTTACACTAAAGCTTTGGCTCGCTCTATGGCTCAGACCAAGCAGATCAAAGCTGCGGCAATCTTGAACAATGCGTTCAGCACCGGGGCAAGCGCCATCGGTGATGGCGCGGCACTGTGTTCGTCTTCTCACCCGTCTCTTTCTGGCAACCAACGTAACTTGTTGTCTACTGCGGCGGATTTGAATGAAACCTCGCTTGAGCAAATGCTCATCGACATTGCTGGTTTCACTGACGAGCGCGGCCTAAAGGTTGCTGTACGTGGTATGAAGCTCATCATTCCAAAAGAACTGCAATTTATTGCGGAGCGGGTGATGAACTCAAACCTTCGTGTGGGCACCGCCGATAATGATGCAAACGCCATGAAGAACATGGGAATGCTGCCGGAAGGTGCAGTGGTTAACCACTTCCTGACGGACACAGATGCTTTCTTCATCAAGACGGATGCACCTAACGGCTTCAAGATGTTCAATCGCTCACCAATCAAAACCGCTATGGAAGGCGATTTTGATACCGGTAACATGCGCTTCAAGGCGCGTGAGCGTTACAGCTTCGGTGTTTCCGATTGGCGCTGCGTTTTCGGTACACCCGGCGCATAATTCCCTAGTTCAGGGATACACATCAGCAGGGAGGGCGGCAGTATTGCCGCCCTTTCTTTTTTAGTATATAGTTTTTACATTCCTGACAGTCACATTGGGTGACTGACACTAGCCACGACAGGAGATGTACATGGCTACCACTACTTTTTCTGGCCCAATCAAAGCCGGACCTATTAAGAACACAACAGGAACTACCCTTGGCACCAACATTGCGAATGTTGGTCAAGTCGTTATGGCTCAAACCTTTTCAGTAGATCTTTCTGGAGGTGCTGTTGCAGCCGAAGTTACTAATGTTGTTATCCCTGCTAACTCTCAGATTATTGATTGTGTGATTGACGTAATCACTGCGGCGAGTGGCGCAACTAACCTTAGTGTTGGCGATACTGTTGGCGGTGCGGCCACAATTCTTAACACCTTCGCGATTGGGACGACGGCGGGCCGAAAGTATCCAACAACTCAAGCTGGTGCAGCATTGGCGTGGCAAGATACTGGAACAGCCGATATTCGTCTGACCGTTACAGGTTCTGCTGCGACAAGTGCGGGCCTAGTTCGTGTTACAATCCTGTATCAGCAGAACAACAATCTTGCTTAATAGGAGATTGGCATGTCTGGATCTGATGTAAGATCGAAAAGAGTTACTGGCACAGGTTCACTCGGTGTTGGCCCCGCTCGTATTAGACAGATACAGTTAACAACGGGTTCTGGAACTCCACGGCTCACTATTACAGATGGTTCTGGCGGTGCTACGGTCTTAGATTTGGACTTCAACGCTTCCACCACACACTCTGTGAACATTCCTGCTGAAGGTATTAGGGTGACTGACATTTTTGTTGGCACCTTAACTAACATAACAGCAGTAACTTTCTTTTTTAGTTAGGTGAGTTATGGCTTCGCGTGATGATAAAATGCCGAAGCGAAACAAAAAAAACTTCCGCCCCACAAAGTCTGGGGCGGGGATGACTAAGGCTGGGGTTGCGGCTTATAGAAAAGCAAACCCCGGCTCTAAGTTAAAAACAGCGGTTACTGGCAAGGTAAAAAAGGGTTCAAAAGATGCGAAAAGGCGTAAGTCCTTTTGCGCTCGCTCTGCTGGACAAATGAAAAAATTTCCTAAAGCCGCAAAAAACCCAAACAGTCGTTTGAGACAGGCTCGCAAAAGGTGGAAATGTTAATGAAAGCCGATGATGTTTTAAAACTTTTGGAAAAACACGAAAAAGAGTGCGGTAGTCGGTATGCTCAGATACAGAAACAGTTGGATAAGTTAGATCAACGTCTCTGGGGTATAGCGGGCCTGATAATAGCTGCGGCAGTTGTGCAAAAGGTGTTCTAATGGGAAGTGTAGTAAACATTGGCTCTGGGGCCTGCCCTGTTCGTAAAGCGGGGAAAAACGCTGTCGTCCGCATGAAAAAAGGCGGAAAGGTAAAAAGTGGTGGCAAGATTTGTCCGAAAGGAAAGGCATGGGCTAAACGGACGTTTGATACATACCCGTCAGCCTATGCAAACATGGCCGCGTCAAAATACTGTAAAGATCCCAACTACGCCAAAAAATCAAAGGGCAAGTAATGGGCCAGCTTAAAGAATGGGTAAAACAAGATTGGGTAAGGATAGGCAGCGATGGTTCTATCAAAGGTAAGTGTGGTACTTCAAAAGATAAGAAAAACCCTGATCGTTGTCTTCCAAGAGCTAAAGCGAACAGTCTTTCAAAGGCTGAACGCGCTACGACAGCTCGTAAGAAAAAAAGAGCCGGATCCAAAGGTAAAACCGTCGTTGCAAACACCAAGAGAGCGAAAGTCACCAACCTCAAAAACGGCGGGGCGGTCGGCTACGAAACGAAAGCCAAAAGGCCCTTCAGGGGCAAAAAAGTAGCCGGGACAGCGGTCGCCCGGGGGTGTGGGGCAGTAATGCCTGACCGCAGGAAAAGAACTAAGGGTTCAGTAAGTCAAGCGTAGGAGCGTGAAATGGCTAAAGAATTTATGACAATGGACGAATATGCCGCCTCTCTCGTAGGCGGGGGCATGAAGTCTAAAGGCATGGCCCGAGGCGGCAAAGTCGGCATGAAAAAGAAGGGTTATGCCAAGGGTGGAAAGGTCGCAAAAATGGCTGGTGGCGGCAAAGTCGGCATGATGAAGAAGAAAGGCTACGCGAAGGGCGGCAAGGTCGCAAAAATGGCTGGTGGCGGCATGATGAAGAAAAAGGGTTATGCCAAGGGCGGCAAGGTAAAGTAACTTGCCCTATCTTCAAAGCAACATTCCGCACTTTAAATGTTGGGTGCGGAAGGAATACACCTGTAATCATTTGAATTATCATGGTGAGTTTATTCACGCCATGGCTATCGCGGTGACGACTATGCCTAGCCGTTGCCTGAGTTTTCAAATGATATTTACAGGTTGTGAGGCCGATGGGGATGATCAACCAAATGTTCACGGAGGTGCGATGTGGGCAAGAATGCCCATAACGGCTCTTGTTGGGGATACGCCGCTTGAAGAATGGCCAGAGCCTATGCCCGTTCATTTAGCGCAACCTTGGGATTGCATGTCCCACACTCACGCTGTCTACCGTTTAGATCGGGCACACCCGTGTCCGTGGATTGCTAAGATAGGGCCCGATTTCTACCCGGCTAAATACTATTTTACTGTAGATTACACCGAAAGTGAAATTGCCGACGACCCCGCACAGCACAAGCAAAGCCACGTTTTGGAGCTTTTAGACGCGGGGCCCTACACGGGAAATATCGTTGCTTTGCCTAACAATCGAGTGCGCGTAACGCATCCTGCGTGGTTTGAAACAGGTGAAGGTCCCCCGGACTTCTTGCCCTCACAACACATACACTATTCAAAATCGGATTTAGACTATACCATGGATGTAAATCAGATTTTTGACAATCTGTATGCGGAGAAAAAGTGATGGCCATTTCGGGTAGCACCAATTTTGAATTAGACGTATCGGATTACATAGAAGAAGCTTTTGAGCGTTGTGGCCTTGAGGTTCGTACCGGTTACGATCTTAAAACAGCGCGAAGGTCTTTGAACTTGATGTTAGCCGAGTGGGCTAATCGCGGCTTAAATCAATGGACTATTACGGAACGGTCTCAAGCCTTAACAGATGGCACCGCAGCGTATTCGTTGGGAACGGATGTAATTGACATTCTTTCTGTGGTGGTTCGTAGAAGCGGGACTGATTTTGCTTTAGAACGTATTAGCCGGGATGCCTATCAAAACATTCCAACAAAAAGCACCGAGGGCCGTCCTTCTCAGTTTTTCTTGGATCGTCAAATCACGCCTTCTTTGAAACTATGGCCTACACCGGAAAACAGCACGGATGTTGTGTATTACAATGCTTTGACTCGCATGGATGATGCAGATCTAGCAACTAATACTTTAGAAGTACCGTTTCGGTTTTATCCTTGTTTAGCCGCTGGTTTAGCGTATTACATTGCAATCAAGCGAGCTCCAGATCGAATACAGCTCTTAAAGGCTGTATATGAAGAGGAATTTGAACGAGCCATGACGGAAGATCGAGATCGAGCGTCTTTCAGCGTTGTTCCACAATACGAGTATTTTAGGGTGGGGTGATGTCTAAATTTGCTACGGGTAAATATTCTTATGCCATATCTGACCGATCCGGGTTTAGGTATCGGTACAAGGACATGCGCCGAGAATGGAACGGTTTGCTTGTAGGAAAAGATGAATACGAGACAAAACAACCACAATTAGGGCCTTTTCGAGTTCCGTCGGACCCGCAAGCTTTACGGAACCCAAGGCCAGACACCCAAAACCGTTTTTCGGTAAATGTCACATTTCCAACCTTTGATCTGACAACTGTTCAATACATACCCTTAAGGGCGATGTTAAGCTCTGTGGGTCAAGTAGTTGCCACCGGCAGTGCGACGGGAGAAGCTGTTTCTGTGGCAATAACCGGTATTTCTGCCGAAGGTTATGTTGGAAGCGTGGTTGCGTCTAACATAGCCTCTGCAACGGCGGCGGTAACTGGCGTAGCGGGAACAAGTGCCGTAGGTTCAGTTTCTGTAGTAGCGATAACAGTTTACACTGTAACGGTTTCAAGCGATGGATACGGTAATAAATACTATATTGCAGGTCTTTCAGGGGCTGCCCCAACCCTCACCCTCAACGAGGGAAGCACTTATCGATTTGATCAGTCTGATTCCAGTAATTCCGGGCACCCATTTAGGTTCTCTACCACATCTAATGGAACACATGCTGGCGGCAGTGAGTACACCACCGGTGTAACGCATAGCGGCACTCCGGGTAGTTCAGGGGCTTATACACAGATCACGGTAGCCTCTGGTGCTCCAACTCTGTATTATTATTGCACAAATCACAGTGGTATGGGCGGCACTGCAAACACGCCATAGGAGTAGAAAATGGCCTTTTCTGGAAATTTCTTGTGTACGTCTTTCAAGAGCGAACTGTTCAATGCAGTTCATAATTTTGGAAGTCATACTTTTAAGGTCGCATTGTTTACTAACAGCGCGACATTGAATGCAACCACAACCGCATACTCAAGCACCAACGAAGTTAGTGGTACGGGTTACAGTGCAGGTGGGGCAACTGTTGCAAATGTTAGTGTAAATACTAGCGGAACCACGGCGTTTATAGATTTTGATGACGTTGCCTTTTCAAGCTCTACGATAACTGCGAGAGGCGCACTTTTGTACAACAGCAGTGCTTCTAACAAAGCCGTAGCAGTGTTTGATTTTGGTGCGGATAAATCTTCGTCGTCCTCAACATTTACAATCACAATCCCGACGGCGGATGCGAGCAATGCGATAGTTAGGATTGCCTGATGAGCTTTACGTATGGCGAGTTAAAGACAGCAATTCAAAATTTTACAGACAACGAAGAAACAACCTTCGTCACCAATCTGCCTGTCTTTATTCGTTCTGCCGAAGATCGAATATTTAAGTTAGTCGATCTTGAGGTGTTTCGTAGAAATGCCACAAGCACTTTAACTCAAAACGATCCTTACTTGTCTGTTCCTACAGACTATTTATCTTCTTTTTCAATGTCTGTAACAAACAGTTCTAGCAAAGAGTTTTTGCTTCAAAAAGACGTTAACTTTCTACAGACCTATAATCCCAATCCCGCTACTACGGGAACACCAAAGTATTATGCTTTTTTTGATGTAAATAACTTTATATTATCGCCGACGCCCGACTCAAACTACGCGGTAGAGCTTCACTACTATTACCGGCCAGATAGCATTACAAAATCACCCGGAGCCGACAGTCAAACGACTTGGCTCAGTGAAAACGCTCCAAATGCGTTGCTTTACGGTTCATTGATGGAAGCGTACATTTACATGAAGGGCGAACAAGACATGCTTCAGATGTACGAGAAACAGTTCGCCGAAGCTCTAAGTCGAATTAAGGATCTGGCGGAAGCTAGAGAAAACAGCGATGCGTATCGCAGAGGTCTGCCAGATCGGCCTCGTACATAAGGAGTAGAAGACATGGCAACGTCAAACGCAGCAACCACCTACATGGAGCATGCACTATTGCAGTTCCTGTTTAAGAACAACGCGGAGAGTTTTGCAACTCCGGGTAACAGCATATATGTTGGCCTTGCAACCGCCGTATCTAGTATTGAGACAGGCTCTCTAACAGAGGCCACGTTTGGGTCTTACGCTAGGCAGCAGGTTCAGGCTTCCGGCTGGACAGTTCCAGCAGTGGGAACAGATACTCAGACAGCAGTAAATGCTGCGAATATTGAGTTCCCGGCGTCTACCGGCACAAACAACACGATCACACATGCCTTTGTTGTAGACGCTGCCAGCAGCGGAAACATCTTGTTTATAGGTGCCTTGGACGCAAGTAAGACAATCGCCACTGGCGACATCTTCCGCATCAACGCAGGCAACCTGTCGATAGAGCTAAAGTAACATGGCACTTGTTCTCAGAGATCGCGTAAAAGAAACGACCACTACCACCGGCACTGCAACGTACACGCTTGCAGGCGCTGTTTCTGGTTTTGAGACTTTCGGCAGCGTGGGCGACGGGAACACGACATATTACGCTTGTTCTGACGGCACCGACTTTGAGGTCGGCATTGGAACCTACACTGCGTCAGGCACCACACTAGCCAGAACTACGGTGCTTCAGTCGAGCAATAGCGATGCTGCTGTGAACTGGAGTTCCGGCACAAGGACGATTTTCTGCACGTTGCCAGCGGAGAAGATGTCTTTCCTTGATGCCTCTGGAAATGTGGTGGCGGCTAACGGTAGCAATTTGACAGCGCTCAATGCCAGCAACCTTGCTTCTGGCACGGTTCCAGACGCTAGGTTCCCTGCAACTCTGCCAGCGGCCAGTGGTGTAAACCTCACCGCACTGAACGCCAGCAATCTTGGCTCTGGTACAGTCCCAGATGCGCGGTTCCCAGCTACACTACCGGCGGCGAATGGTAGTAATCTGACGGCACTGAACGCCAGCAATCTTGCTAGCGGGACGGTAGCCAACGCCAGATTAGACGCACAGTTACAGGACGTAGCGGGTCTAGCTACAACAGATGGCGGGTTTATCGTGGGGGATGGATCTAACTTTGTACTTGAGAGCGGCGCAACGGCGAGAACGTCCCTTGGATTGGGTAGCGCAGCCACATCTAACACAACCGACTTTGATGCCGCAGGAGAAGCCGTGGCACTGGCGATAGCACTGGGGTAGTAGAGCAATGGCTAATAATTTTAAGACCTTCACCGCTCAGAACATAGATACTAGCAGTAGCAAGGCTACGCTCTATACCTGCCCCTCTTCCACAGAAACCACGATAATCGGTCTGAACATTGCGAATATTCTGACCGTTTCTATAACGGTTACGGTTGAGCTTCACGATGGCGGTGAAAGTGGCACAACTAATCTAAGACACATTGTGAAAAACGCAATCGTGCCGGTAGGCTCGTCGCTGGTTGTTGTCGGCGGCGACCAAAAGATCGTGATGAACTCTACAGATGTTTTAAAAGTCTACGGGTCAGAAGCAAACTGCTGTGACGCGGTTCTTAGTGTGTTGGAGATTACCTGATGGCACTTAGTAAGATTGGCACTAATCAGCTTGATTCTACGGCAACGCCAACCTTTGCTGAGTTGGATGTTGATAACGTCAAGGTAAACGGCAACACAATCAGCAGCACAGATACGAATGGCAACATCACGCTCGACCCTGATGGCACGGGCGATACGGTTATTGCGTCGGGCAACGTGGGCATCGGCACATCTTCGCCAAACAACCTCCTGACCTTGCAAAGTAGCGGTTCGACAAAACTAAATCTACGACACACTGCTAGCGGCGATGATTACGGCTATATATTCCGCACTACTGGTGCAACCACCAATGACTTGATTGTGGAAAGCGAAGTCAATGGCACGGCAACAGAACGTATGCGTATCGACAGCAGCGGCCAAGTAATGATTGGCACAACCACGGCTGGTGGACAGTTTACAGTTACGGAAGGCGATGCGACTACAATAATTGACCGTGTTGGCACGAATGTCGCTGGCATCAAGACAGGCAGTGGCGATGATTTCTGCGTCGGTACTGCTGACTACACACAAGCAATCAGGATTAAAAATTCTACTGGTCATGTGGGGATTGGTACAACAGACCCCAGTAGTGGTCACCTCTCTGTCGAGACAGCGCAAAATGAAAATGCGGTGTTTGTTCATAACAATGCGTCTAGTATGACCACAAGTTCAGTTCAAGTCTCATCATCAAGAAATACAACGAACGGCACATACCGACATATTCAAGCCTCTATTCATGGCGTTGCTGACAAGTTTAGGGTTTACGATAGCGGCAACGTAGAAAATTCAAACAACAGCTACGCTGGTATTTCTGACCAACGCATGAAAGAAAACATTGTAGATGCTGCATCTCAGTGGGATGACATCAAGGCACTACAAGTTCGCAAGTTTAATTTTATAGGTAGTGAATTAACTCAGATTGGTGTGGTAGCCCAAGAATTAGAAGCTGTTGGTATGGACGGGTTAATTACTGAAACCGAATGGCTTGATGTTGCGGCTAATCCTGACAACGAAGTTCGTAAGTCAGTCAAATACAGTGTGTTGTACATGAAAGCTATCAAAGCCTTGCAGGAAGCAATGACCCGCATTGAAACCCTCGAAACCAAAGTCGCAGCGCTGGAGGCTGGCTAATGGCATATATTGGCAAAGCGCCCAACACAGCGATAGTAAACCAGACAACGAGCCAGTCGTTTAACGGCACTGGTTCTGCGACTGCGTTTACGCTGAACAGGTCCGTCAATGTAGGCGAAGACCTAGAGGTGTTTGTCAACAACGTTCAGCAGGAACCCGGTTCAGGCAAGGCGTACACCGCATCCGGTACGACACTGACGTTCAGTGCAGCCCCAGCTTCAGGCACCGGCAACATCTATGTCATCTACCGTGGTGAGGCGACCATTAACCCGCGCCTTGAGCATGATGCTAACGCTGCGCTGGCAGCGACGACGGGTACGTTTAGTGGCGCGTTTACATCACCCGGCATCGACGACAACGCTGATGCAACCGCCATCACGATTGATAGCAGTGAAAATGTGCTGATAGATAAAACGTCTTCAAATTATCAGACTGTTGGTCACGAGTTGCGAAATGGCGGGAGAGCATTTCACACAGCAGATGGCAGCAAAACTCTAAGTTTAAATAGATTGAGCAGCGACGGCGGGATTTTAGATTTTTACAAAGACAACAGTGAGGTGGGCACCATTGGCACTTCTGGAAGTCAATCGTACATTCACGGTGCTGGAACAGACACTGGCCTGTATTGGGGTTCAAATAATATATACCCGTATCGGTCAACAGGGCTTAACGATAACACTATTGATTTAGGACAATCTAGCAAACGCTTCAAAGACCTATATCTTGGCGGCAACCTGTATCTTGGCGGCACCGGCAGTGCCAATGCGCTGGATGATTACGAAGAAGGCACGTTTACGCCACATTTTCAGATGGGGCTTACATCACCCGGATATTCCGTCCAACAAGGCACCTATGTAAAAATTGGGTCATTAGTTGTTTGTTCTATTTATTTACGAGCCAACAGCGGCACTGAGAACGGTGACCACATCTATGTAGGGGGGTTGCCATTCACAGTTATCACTGGCGGTAGCATTGACCACCAATACGGAGCCTTTTTTACCTACAATGGTGGGTTCTGGACTTCTGATGCTAATACGCAATGGTTGGCTCTTAAAAATCAAACAAATCTTGCATTTTACAAACAAGCTGATGGTGGAGCCATTCAAGGTACCACTTCAGGCGTGGCAACTAATCTCAACGCAGATTTGAGGCTCGTTGCTGTTTACAGGTCATAATAATAACCCCACCGGAGGTGTGGGTCGGACAGTCCAAGCATAGGAGATAAAAATGGCACTGACAGAAGAAACATTAGAAGACAAGATTGAAGTGGTAGGCGATTACAAAGCCGTGCAAGTACGCACTGCAACCGTTATCAAGAAAGATGGCGTTGAGATTAGTCGCAGCTTTCATCGACATGTGTTGCATCCCAGCACAAAGGCAAGCGGCTCGTGGGCCGACACAGACATCAGCGGCGAGAGTACTGAGGTGCAAGCTATCTGCAACGCCGTGTGGTCAGACGCTGTGAAGACAGCGTATCAGGCTGCTATGGACGCACAAGAAGTATAAGGATTAGGCAATGGGACTGAGTAAAATCGTAAGAGACAGTTTAAACACTGGCATTGATGATAACTCAGATGCCACCGCCATCACGATTGATTCGTCAGAAAATGTTCTTATTGGAGACGCTTCACCACAAGTTACAAGCAAGTTAACTGTTAGCGGAAATGGCAGCGCCGATACCGCAACATTTATGTACGATGGAAGTGCTGGAACATATCTCGATATCAATACAAACACTGCCAATGGTATTATTTCTTTAGAAGCTAATGCCCGTAGCGGAAACTACCCACCTCTGACTTTCATTACAAGCGGCTCAGAACGACTACGCATCCAAGCTGGTGGCGGCATCTCCTTCAACGGCGACACGGCGGCTGCAAATGCGCTGGATGACTATGAGGAGGGCGCGTTTACAGTAACTGTTGCTTCTGGTATTTCGGTTTCAAGCTATGACCATCAGATTGGGCATTATGTAAAAGTAGGAAGAATGGTCACTGCTTGGGTCTTTATGGAATACAACGGCAGCAGCCGCACTAGCAGTCATTTTATTATTAGCGGGTTGCCGTTTACATCATCTAATGACACCAGCAATGAAGCAACTATGGGGGGCTTTATTACATATCAGAATGGATTTTCTAACGCCTATAACATCATTCACGTTGCCAGAAATAACACCAAAGCCTTTTTCTATGAATTAGACGGCAGCGACTTAATAGGTAGTGAATTAAGTGGTGCATCTGGCGAAGTCAGATTTGTTGTTCAGTATACAGTAGCTTAACCCCACCAGAGGAGGGGCATAATGGCCTACATAGGCGTAGACCCAAATATAGGTGATATCACCTTTCAGACCTTTACCGGGACAGGTAGTGCGACGGCTTTCACGTTGGCGCAAAGCGTCGTGTCTGGTGAGGCTCTGCTTGTCACCATTGGTAACGTCGTGCAAGAGCCGGGAACCAGCAAGGCGTATACGGCGCAAGGCAACACCCTGACATTCTCTGCTGCCCCTGCTAACGGCGACGTAATCACTGTGCGCTTCTTTGGCCGCGCTGTAGACCAGCCGACCAGCTACGCGATGCAGCTATTTAAGTATGTGGCTACGAACAACCAGACGGCATTTACGGGGGCAGATGCAAATGGTGCGATACTGGCTTTTAGTGGTGACGACGTTGATGTTTACCTTAACGGGGTGCATCTGGACAGTTCAGACTTCACAGCAAGCAACGGCAACACAATCACACTTGGCACCGGGGCCGCGACTAATGATGAGTTGGTAATACGCGCCTATCGTGCTTTCACTGTTACTGATACAGTATCCAAAGCGTCTGGCGGCACGTTCAGCGGTGAGATTACCGCACCGTCCTTTCAGACAACGAACACCTTAGTGGACACGGCGGCGTTCCGCACCAACGACAAGACGGTCAGCGAGAACACCACCATAGCCGCCACCAAGAATGCCCTTGGCATCGGTCCTCTGACGATTGCTGATGGCGTAACAATAACGGTTGCCAGCGGTGGCAGTCTGACAATCCTGTGAGGCGCGTATGGCTTCGATAATAAATGTAGACAAGGTACGGGCAACCGGCAGCACGACGGATGGGCTGGTTGTTGATTCTACAGGTCGTGTGACGCAACCTGCGTTACCTGCATGGAGTGCATATAATTCTACCGGGGCTTACATCAACACCAGTCCTATTGTTTTAAACTCAACGGAAGTCAATAGAGGTTCAATATACAATACCAGCACAGGTGTTGTGACCATTCCGGTAGCAGGCGTCTACTGTATCAACTGTTATCTTTACGTAAGAGTTAACAATAGTGAAGACGGCACCCTTCGCTTACAAAAAAGCACAGATGGTGGTTCAAACTTCAGCAACGTGACATATGCGTATTGTTACACAACAGGTGTGACGGAAATTCATGTGACAGTGACCTTGAGCCATCTTCTTGATTTGTCCGCCAACGACCAACTCCGTATAACTTTTGGCGGCTCTGGAGATTATTACAGCGGTTCTCAAGAGAGCCGTTTCAGTGGATTTTTGTTGGGGTAAGCCATGAGCACACTATTCGTAGACACCATCAACGAGAAGACCAGCGGCAACGGAGTGGCTATTCCGGGTCATGTGATTCAAGTGAAATATCGTACAATACAAAACGCGGGCATTAGCACCACTAGTACATCTTTCACAGACTGCACGAATATTTATGTGGATATCACGCCGAAATCATCTTCAAATCTTATAGTGTGGCAATGTACGCAAACCTTTAATTTGAACGATGAAAACGGATATGCCCGATTCCGTATCGTAGATTCCAATAACAGTGACGCTACTTGGAGTAGCAACACTTACATGGCTTCAGTCGCATACTACCAACCTACAACCACTTATATAGACTACCCGATGTTCCATATTAATACCGCAGGGTCTACTAGTGGAATGCGGCTACAGTTGCAGGTTTTAATTGAAAGCGGAGGCACTTTAACCAACAACTGGTCCACTCTAGATGCCAGATCAATTATGGCGATGGAGATTGCCCAATGAGCAGCATACTGAAAGTCTCCGAAATCCAAGACCCGACAGGCAAGAAAATCTTGCAAAACACTGGCAGCATCTTACAGGTTGTTAATCACAGCTATACAACAAATACTAGTACGACGGGTGGGTATGTAGATGCTGGGGGCAGTAGCTTCACTATCACTCCCACGAGCGCCACTAATAAAATATTAATTATAGCCGATACATCTCTACAGTTTACAGGCGGTGGAGGTGAGCGGCCAAGTGGTGCCGCCGCTATAAATTATAACGGTAGTATCGTCGACCCATACTCAAGCGACATAGACTTTTTACACTCAGTCGTTGACCAAACTTTTTACATTCGTCAATCAAGGCAAGTCTACGTTACGGCGGGTTCAACGTCAGCAGTTACAGTCAAAATGCAAATCAAGAAGTACAATGGAACTAACGCACAGGTAAACGGCGCTTCGGGCGCGACAAGCTATGTGACCGCGATGGAAATTTCGGCTTAAAGGAGCAACAGATGGCAACAATAGCAGACGCAATCACAGCCCTCATCCCTGACGAACAGTGGGTGCTTCGTGGTGAGCCGACCACAGAGAACGAGTTCAACGCCATGTTCCGCCGGATAATCGGCGAGGACGACAATGGCAGCGCAGTCGAGTCCGACAACCCGCACAACTGGGGCGTATCGTGGACCACGGTATCTGCAAAGAAGGCCGAGCTTGATGCCGCCGAGCCTATGAAGCTGCTGCGCGAGGAGCGGAACCGCCGTATCGCCGAGACAGACTGGTGGGCCTCTTCGGATCTGACCATGAGTGCGGAGCGCACGGCGTATCGTCAGACGCTGCGTGACATTACCGACAGCGCGACCAGCCTTGACGATGTAACGTGGCCGACAAAACCGGAGTAAGTGATGAGTAGAGCGCGTGAATTTGCAGACCTTGCTGGTTCGGCTGATGCCGGTGGTATCACGGGCAAGAATCTTGTCATCAACGGTTCGTTTGCTGTCTCGCAGAGGGCCACCTCAGTGACTGGTGTAACAGGAGATGGGTATCAGGCTGTTGACCGCTGGCGTACAAACTCTGGCTCGTTAGGCACATTTACTTTATCCCAATCGACTGATGCCCCAGATGGATTTGCTACATCACATAAATATGACTGCACGACAGCAGATGCTTCCCCTGCTGCCGGTGACTTTCTGATATTTGAACAGCGTGTTGAAGCGCAAGACTTACAGCAACTTAAATATGGAACATCATCGCCGAATAAAGTTACCCTGTCTTTTTACGTTAAGTCTAACAAGACAGGTACCTACATTGCTGAATTAGCACTGCCTGATGCAAGCAACAATTCAAATAACCAGCAGTCCTACACAATCAACTCTGCAAACACTTGGGAGCGTAAAACGCTTACATACGTTGGGAATACAACTGATGCCATAAACAATGACACTGGCGTAGGGATGAATGTTTTCTTTTGGCTGGGAGCCGGAAGCACATATTCTGGCGGAACTTTGACACAAAATACTTGGGCTAATACATCCGCAGCAAACCGTGCGGTGGGTCAGGTAAACATCGCAGATAGCACCAGCAATGAATGGCTCATCACCGGAGTCCAGCTTGAGGTTGGCGAACAGGCCACGCCGTTTGATTACTCAGAAAGCTATGGCGAGACTTTGGCTAAATGTCAGAGGTATTATTTCAGAACGACAGGCAGCAGCACTGGATACGGAAATCTTGCTACCGTTAGCCGTATTGGCAACACCCTTTACAGGGGAGTTGTTGAGTTCCCTGTAACTATGCGGTCACGCCCCTCTTTCTCAAGTAGTGGCAGCTTTCAAACGCTAGATAGTGGATTTACTTTTTCGTCCATGAGTGGGGGTGATGGAGCAAGTTTTGATAGTCACGGCGTTCAAGTAACCATGACTTCAAATGGCTCTGCGGGTCAGTCTACGCTTTTGAGACAAGCTGCTGATGGTCAAGCTGCACTTATTTATGATGCGGAGTTGTAGATGAATATTACATCAGCACAATATGTAACAGTTTTCGGCGGCAGTGATAACGCCTGCATCAAGGCGACTATTGACGGCGTTGAAATGTGGGTTCCTATTGAGGCTGACAACCGCCACTACGACGAAATCATGCGACAGGTCGAGGCCGGTGACTTGACCATTGCGGACGCTGACTGATGTTCGGCGAACTGGCACTATCTGAAAGGGCGATAGCCGCACAGGGCATTCTGTCTTTCGGCAGTTCCAGTATGATTGGCACCTTTAGCAAGGTGAGTGCCGCCGCCGGTCTGTTGACTGGCATCATGGAAGCATCTGCTAACTTTACCCAAGACACTGACGCGGTAATGATTGCCAGCGCAGATGTTGTGAAGTCATTCAACTTTACACAGACCACAACAGGGATACGGGTGCAGACCGGAGCAGCAAGCTCCATTTTTGACTTTACGCAAAGCGCCGCCGGGATATTCATTGGCTCTGGCGTGTCTACGCTTGATGCAAACTTTACGCAAAGTAGCGCGGGCATAACAGTTGTCAGCGGTATATCAGAGCAATCGTTTAACTTTACACAGGTCAGCACAGCAAGCCTGATCGCTCACGGCCTTATAAACATCAACACACAGTTTGATCAGACGACTGTCGGCATCAGAATTAGAACCGACAGCGCCACAATGGACTTTGCGTTTGATCAGACGACGGCGGCTAACCTTATTCTTAGCGGCGCGGCGGAAATTATCGCTGTTTTTGTAATGACCACGGACGGCGGTCTGTTGTGGGAGCGTATAGATCCCGGCGGTTCGCCGAATTGGGCAGCAATCACACACAGCGGCGACTCGTGGACAGAAATCTCTACAGGTGGTACAACAGATACATGGACAGAAACGGTGGTTTAAATGGCTTCCACATATACAGTAAACAGTGGCATTGAAAAACCCGGCACCGGAGAACAGTCCGGTACTTGGGGTGCGACCACAAATACAAACTTTGACATTATTGACCGTGTCCTTAACGGCGTCGGCACACTTACGCTGACAGGCACAACCACCACATTAAGCACGTCAGATGGTTCTTTGTCTGATGGGCATTATAGAGTTTTGGTTCTGGGGGGATCTCCTTCTGGCACCAACACAATAACCATTAGCCCGAATGATCAGAGTAAATTTTTTGCGGTGTACAATGGCTCCGGGCAAAGTGCTGTGTTTACTCAAGGCAGTGGGGGTAACGCTACCATTGCAAACGGTGATTTTGGTTTAATTTATGCAAACGGCGCTGGCGCAGGTTCGGCAGTGACGTTGATGGCATTCCCAGTTACGTCAGGTCAGATTGCTGCGGACGCTGTAGCAACGGCCAAAATTGCAGATAGCGCAGTAACTTCCGCCAAGATAGCGGACGGCACAATAGTTGCCGGAGATATGGCAGATGATGCGGTAACCGCAGCAAAACTTGCTAGTGACGCAGTGGTGAACGCAAGTGTTGCTTCTGGAGCAGCAATCGCATTTAGCAAAATGGCAAATCTCACTACATCTCGTGCTTTGGTTTCAGACGGCAATGGAGATGTATCTGTAAGCGCTGTCACAAGCACAGAGATTGGTTACTTGGACGGCGTAACCAGCAACGTACAAACACAGATAAATAACATTGCTGGATATCCTCAAGTCATCACAGTCTTAACATCCGGCTCCAGTTATTCAATTCCGTCTGGAGCGCAAGCGGTGTTAATCAGAGCGTCTGGTGGAGGTGGCTCTGGCGGTTCTTCTCAGTTTAGTGGAAATTATACAACCAATGGTAATGTGGGCGGCGATACTACAGTAAGTAATAGCACCCTTAGTATTTCAATCACTGCAAAAGGCGGCGCATCGGGTAGAGGCTCTACTGGTGGGACCGCCTCAGTCCAGACAGGCGATTCTGGAGGGGATGTCCAATCCGCCGCTGGCGCAGCGGGTGGCGCACCGGGGATGAACAACTTTGATATTTCATGTTCCTTCGGCGGCAACGGAAACCTAGTAACAAAATATGTAACAGGATCAAATGTAGGTGGAGAAACTTTAACACTTTCTATCGGCGGGGGCGGTTCTGGCGCAACGGCAGGAAGTACAACTAGTGCGCCGGGTCAAACAGGTTTCGTTGAAATTTGGGTGTGGTAAATGCCGCTTAGAAAGCTACAATTCAAACCCGGTGTAAACCAAGAGATCACCTCGTACTCTAACGAAGGTGGCTGGCGCGATTGTGATAAAATCCGATTTCGCTTTGGCTACCCTGAAAAGATAGGCGGGTGGGAAAAATATAGCTCTGCCACATATCTTGGTTCTGCTCGTGCGCTGCACAACTGGATCGCGCTTGACGGTTCTAACTACTTGGGCGTCGGCACTCACCTTAAATATTACATTGAAGAAGGTCAGGCGTTTTCGGACATCACCCCTATTCGCTCTACTACAGGTGCGGGGGACGCGACGTTTGCTGCGACCAACGGCAGTGCCGTCATCACTGTAACTGATAGCTCTCATGGTGCAGTCGAGAATGACTTTGTTACTTTTTCAAGCGCAGCCTCTCTAGGGGGCAACATCACCGCTGCGGTTCTTAATGTTGAGCATCAGATCACGCAAATCGTAGATGCAAACAGCTATAAAATTACGGCAAGTGCCACTGCAAGTGGATCAGATTCTGGTAACGGCGGCAGCAACACCGTTGCAGCGTATCAGATAAATGTGGGTCTTGATTCTGTCGTCGGCGGCACCGGTTGGGGTGCAGGGACGTGGGGTCGAGGCGCGTGGGGTTCTGCGGAGCCTAACGGTTTGACAACGACTACTGAAATCAGGCTTTGGTCGCATGACAACTTTGGTGAAGACCTGTTAATCAACGCCAGAGACAGTAATATCTTTTACTGGGACAGAACAAACAACCTCTCTACACGAGCGATTGAACTGTCCACTATTTCTGGAACAAAACGAAGTGTGCCTACGATTGCAAAACAGATCTTGGTGTCTGATCAAGATCGTCATGTGATTGCCTTTGGTTGTGACGGGCTGAACTCAAGCAATACCGCAGCGCAAGGTAACGGCACACAAGACCCACTGTTGATTAGGTTTTCTTCTCAAGAAGACCCAATAGATTGGTATCCTACGGCCACAAACACCGCTGGTGACATACGTCTTGGTGCCGGTTCTACCTTTGTACAGGCCGTCGAAACAAAGCGAGAGATACTTGTCTGGACAGATACCGCTCTAAATTCTATGCGATTTATTGGACCGCCGTTTACTTTTGGCCTGCAACAGCTTGCATCCAACATTACGATCATGGGTCCAAATGCAGCGGTAGCCACTGAAGACGTTGTCTTCTGGATGGGCATCGACAATTTCTATGTGTATGCCGGTCAGACGCAACAGTTGCCATGCACCGTAAAAAACAAGGTGTTCCTAGACTTTAACTTTAGTCAGACAACTAAAGTCATTGCAGGCGTCAACTCTGAGTTTTCTGAGGTATTTTGGTTCTACCCATCGGCGGCAAGCAATGATAATGACCGGTATGTTGTGTATAATTACGGTGAAAAAGTCTGGTATTTTGGCACTATGTCTAGAAGTGCTTGGCTGGACCGTGGGGTGCGGCAATACCCAATCGCTGCGGAATCATCTTATTTGTATAACCATGAGCTAGGGTATGACGACGATGGCTCAGCGATGAACTCGTTCATCGAGTCTGCCGCTCTTGATATCGAAGACGGGGACCGCTTTGTTTACATAAACAAGGTGATACCTGACCTGACATTTACAGGGTCAACAAATTTGAGCAGTCCGCAAGCCACGTTTACTGTCAAGGCCAGAAACTTCCCCGGAGCTAGTTTTGATAACACGGCGGCATCTGCGGCTATACGAACATCTGAATCTCCGGTAGAAAAGTTTACAGAGCAGCTATATTTGAGGGCGCGGGGCAGATCTTTTGCGATGCGTATCGAATCAGAGGCACTAGGTGCCAAGTGGAAACTGGGTAGCCCGCGTGTTGATATGCGGCCTGATGGGAGACGATAATGTCATCAAATCAGATTGCACCACCACGATTACCCGAAGCTCCTGCGGAATACACCCCGCAGTACATGTCGGATTTACTAAGGGCTTTAGAATTGTTTATCGCGCAAGAGAGAAATCCGGGCGAGCTTCGCGGAACACGGATCACGCTCACTGAGTTGCCCACCAGCGCAACGGGTTTAGAGACAGGTGCACTGTTTAATGATAGTGGAACTGTGAAGATTGTTACTTAATAAAAAGTAAGGTAAGATTCAGCCATGGGACAATCTGTTCAAAAAGAGGACATGCTCAGCGTACCGTCAGGCGGTATCGCTGATTTTTACATGTCGGACGACGACATTGCTGTAATTGAACAGGAAGAGGCGCAAAAAGCCTTTGGTTCTGAAGGGGTTGCAGCCTTTGACACCGTCGCCAAGAAGATGGCCTCTTACGGTCGTTTTGGCGATGATCGGATTGTTCACGTAGAAAGCGGCGAGATTGTTGTGCCGCGAGCCCTGATTGAGCAAAGTCCTGAACTGAAGGATTCCATCTTCTCACACTTGCGGGAGCAAGGTGTAGAGGATCCCGAGCGGTATGTTGTGGGCTCTTCGGCTAACAGCCTGAACCCTGAGACCGGTCTTCCTGAGTTCTTTTTAGGCAAGATTGTAAAGGGCGTTAAGAAAGCCTTTAAGGGCGTGGGCAAGGTTCTAAAGAAAGTAGCCCCCGTAATTCTGCCGATTGCACTGTCGATGACGCCACTTGGCCCTATATATGGCGCTGCCGTAGGTTCTGGTATCGGCACACTGATGCAGGGCGGCAGCATTGAGGATGCGTTGAAGAGCGCGGTCATTGCAGGCGGCACAGGTGCTGTGTTTAAAGGGTTTACGGGCCCGGGAACTTTTGGAGAAAACGTCAGCGCGGGCTTCGCGAACCCCGGCGCTCGGTTCTCGCAACTGGGTCAGGGCATGACGGGCTCGGAGTCCTTCTTCCGTCCGTTTGATGCTTCTACGGTAGCGTCAGCGCCGCCAGCGGGCAGCGCAGAGGTCGTTCAAACAACCATGAATCCTTTAGATAGTCCTCAAGATTTTGCAATGACTCCTCAAACAGGGCCCAATGTTCCAGCGGGTTCTACGACCACCGACCCGTCGTTCCTTGACCGCACTGGCGATTACATGTTCCGCGGTGGGCAAAGCAAGGCTGATTTGTTGATAAAAGGGGAACAGGCGGGCGCAGAGTACCTTGCTAAAATGAAAGATCTCGGAATACCTGCAACTGAGGCGGGGTATAACGCTGCGGTAGCCACGGCACAACCCGGGATGCTAACGAAATTTGGCCCTAGCGTAGCTCTCGCAGGTCTTGGCGCATCAGCCGCGGGCTTCTTTGACACCCCCGAGGAGGACGAGCCTGAGTTCTTGACTGGCGCGGACTTGCTAGAACAAGATCCAGACAAGTACAAGCTGCCTGACGAAGAAATTCAGTACGTAGCGCCGTATGACCCGTTTGTTCCGCAGCGCCCCGTATTCACCGCCGCTGATGGCGGTGTAGCCGAAATTTTCCCACGCCGCACGGGCGGTATCATGCCTGACGAGGGCATTGCTGGCGAGGACAGTGTAAGGGCGATGCTGATGCCGGGCGAGTTTGTGATGACAACAGACGCTGTCAAGGGCCTTGGCAACGGTAATAATGATCAAGGTATCCGCAAGATGTATGATATGATGCGGGGCCTTGAGGCTAAAGGAAGGGCTATGGCGTAATGGCTACCGAAACCAGTGTACAGATAGTCCGAGAAGCTCCTGAAATTGAAGCCTATAAATTAGGTCTTTTAGAACAGGCTAAAAAGCTCGCTGAAAAGGGAATAACCCTGCCAAAGTATCAAGTTGCAGGTTTTGGCGAACTTCAAGACGACGCTTTTGATCTCGCAAAGGCGGGAATCGGTGGGTATCAGCCGTTTTTAGATGCTGGTCAAAGCGCCATAACTGGCGGCCTTGGGCGCGTTACAGGTGCGGAACCCATGCTTCAGGGCGCGGCCCGCCGGGTAACTGGAGACGAAGTCTCTCAGTATATGAATCCGTTCCAAGACGCGATTCAAGCTGAAATCAACCGCGCTTTTGACAAAAGCCAAGCGGAACAAGGATTACAGGCCGTTCAGCAGGGCGGAGGGGCCGCGGCCTTCGGATCTCGCGGCGATTTGCTTCGCGCAGAAACTGAGCGGGGCCGAGCAGATGCCTTGGCTCGCGCTGCTGCCGACAACTATATGAACGCAACGGGATTGGCAGAACGGCAGTTGGAGCGCGAGCGCGGTATTGCCGATCAGATGGGTATTATGGGCCTTCGTCAGGCGCAGTTGGGTCAAAACCTCGCTGGTCTTGGCCAACTGGGTAATGCTTTGGGCCGGGAAGAGGCTGGGTTCTTGTTTGATCTCGGTGAGCGGGACCGTGCACAACGACAGTCGGGTATTGATGCCGTGCGTCAAACACAGCTACAACAGGCTTATGAGCCATATCAGCGGTATGGATTCTTGTCAGATATTTTCAAGGGCGCTCCGTCTTCGCAACAGACGCTACTGCAAGCAGCATCACCGGCTGTTTCGCCCTTTCAACAGTTCGCCGGTCTAGGCATTGCGGGCTTGTCCGCAGCAGCGGGTGCACAAAAAGCGGGGCTTTTCGGATGATGAACAGAAGCGTAATGCAAAGACAGATGTTCGCTAAAGGCGGAGCGGCGTTTCCGGACATGAACAACGACGGCGACATTACTCAGGCCGACATCCTGATGGGTCGTGGTGTAGAGTTTAAGCAAGAGGGCGGAATTGCAGGTATGATGCAGCCGCCTGCCGCAGAGCAGCTTGACCCGCAGGCTGTTGAGCAGATGATGATGACGGCTAGTCAGAGCACCGGGGACCTCGAGGGGGCTCAGGACTTTGAGCAGATGATGAACATGGTCCGCGGCGATGACGCTTCAATGGGCGAGCGCCGTGAAGAACTTGCGGGAGTAGTTGGCCCAGAGGACGCCATGCAGACGCCTGAGTCGGTTCTGGCACTCGTGCAGCCGGTTATGCAGATAGCTTCTGTAGATCAGGGTATTGGTGAATTGGCGCAGCAGGAAATGCAGCAGCCGATGGAAGGCCCAATGGCTGGCGGCATCATGTCTACCATGGCACCTCCACCGCCGCCCGCGGCACCTCCGACGGCACCTCCTATGATGGGAGGACCCCCTCCCGCAAATTTTAAGGATGGCGGGCTGGTCCGCCGCGGAGACAACCAGCCGGTTCAAATGTACGCCCCCGGCGGCGAAGTTGAAGAACCCAGCGCGTTGCAGAGCGTTTATGAGAAGCGCCTGCCGACATATATGCAGATTCTTGGCGATCCCAGCGCACAACTTGCCGACCAAAAGCGTCTGACACAGGCGCAAATGTTGTTTGACCTTGCCAATACCGGTCTGGCTTTCGCTGCTCCGATGCAGGGCGAACGCCCGGGGCTGTCCGCGGCGGAGCGTCTGGCTATGGCCGCACAACAAAGCCAGCTATTTGACAAGATCGGAGCCCGTGCTCAGGCCCAGCAGGACCGCGTTGCTGCGGCAGAGCAGGCCAAGCAGGGTATTCGGTCCGCGGCCCTGACATCTTCTGAAGCTGAGCTGACCGCAGAGCGCAAGGCAGAAGCTGCTGCTGCACTACAAAGCCAAAAGGATGCTGCCGCGCTTGCACAGATAGACCGCAAAGACGCGCTTTCCAGTGCTTCGGCACAGGCGCTTGAACTGCTCAAGCAGGCGGGTAGGATTCAGATTAAAGATATCGAGGGCGCTCAGTCGATGACGCTTGAAGAGCTTAGGCAGGCAGGCGCTATCTCTCTTGAGGATGCTAGACAGGTCAATCGTGTGTCTCTGGAAGGGGTTCTTCAGCAGAACCGCGAAGCGATTGAAACATTGCGTCAGTCTGGAACTCAGGCAAACACCATTCTTGCTGACAAGCTGGAGAAGGAAAACATCCTCCTGCGCGGCGATATCGATCTTGCCAAGATGGGTGTGGCAAATACCTATGAGCTTGAGAAGATGGAAATCGGTCAGGGCTATGCCACCGAGCTTCAAAACTCGCGGCTCGCGGTTCAACAGAATATTGCGGATAACGAGCTTGAACTTAAAACACTAAACTCTGCCCTTAATCAGGCACGTGCCGACAAGCAGATTGCTCTTGATCAGGAGAAGTTTGCTCTGGCTCAGCAAACCGAAGCGCGTATTAAAAGCATGGAGGAGCAGAAGCTTGCTCTTGAGACCCGCAAGGTGGATCTGGACGAACTTACCCAGCGCCTCGAGGTCTTTGGCTCTAGCGGCAAGAATAAGGCGCAGTCCATTCTGGCTAACCAAGCCCTCATGGACAAGTATGCCAACGGCGAGCTTGACGCAACACAAACCACCATGGTTAACAACGCCATCGACATGTTGTCTACTCGTGAGACGATTGTGGACAGCGAGGGCAACACCAGAAAGACCGGCGGCGCGATCCCGGAGAATGCTCGTAGAGCGGTTATCGCCCGTAATCAGCTCCTTACGGGCGAAGAAGGTGCTCCAGATCTGGCTATGCCTCGTGATACCTCACGCATTACAGCAGGCCCGGCAGACTTTGGTGAAGCCGTCTCTCTGATCATGGAAGGTGTTCCTGACGTTACGAAGGCGTTTGGTTCGGATGCTTTTGGCAGAAATGTTATAAATGTGGTGGTAGAAGCAGCGTCCTTTGGGATGTTTGATGCTCCGTTTGCAGATACGGACAAGGCTATCAGCTCGGTAAACCAGCTTAATCTTGATACACTGACACACTTCCAGCAGATCAAGGAGCTGCGGGACAGCGTGGCTTTGATGAACAAGCTGGAGAAGCAGACAGCTAACCCGGGTGAGTTCCTGACCGGCGACACCAAAGCTAAAAACAAGACTAACACGATACTCAACACCATCGACGAGCTGATTTCGGTTATCGACTTGAAGATCGGCAACATGTCTGACGTTGAGGAGGTCAATGCCGCGAAGCTGAACAAGCAGAAGGCGCTTCAACTCCGTGCTGGCTTTGAGGTCATCGACCGAGCATACTCGACCATGTACCCGGGCGGCGACACGATGACTCCTAATCGTCAGCAAGCGGGTGCGGACATCTTGTTTGGAGCTAACTAATGGGCGTAGTATCGGGCGAACCAGTACGGCTTTCCAAGCCTCAGATCGACAAGTTCTATGAGACCTTTTCGGACACCAAAATCCTTGGTTCTGACGGCGAGACTGTAATTGGTGACGGCGCGGACTCTGCGCTGGCACAGCAGCTTGTAGGCCGTTTCGCTAGTGAAAACCCAGAGCTGTTTCCCGGTGGTTACATCGGTTTTCGAGAATCACAGATATCTGGCGATTTTGAAAACCACCCGTTGTACAAGGCGCTCAGCGCGTCCGACCTGTACAAGGGCAAGCCGGTCTCAGATGTAGATATCATCAATCTGTTCGCTCGCGACGAAGAGGGCAACCCGTTTCAAGAGGGAACTTTCTTTGGTGGCATGAAACGAGAGCTGTTTCCGTCAGTATTCTCACTAGCAGGCGCTACTGCTGGAGCCAAGGCAGGCTCGGCGCTCACCGCGGCGGTTCCTCCGGTAACCATGCCAACTGCTGCCATTAAATTTGGAGTTCCGGTTTTCGGCGCAATCAGCGGCGGTCTTTTCGGCTATAACCTCGGTGAAAAGACCGCGGATCTTGCCTTCGGGGCAGAGATGCCGGTCAGCCCGGGTAGCCGAGTTACTTACGAAATGGGCAAAACTGCTATGTCCGGCACCGGCTGGGCTTCGATGCCCTATCTCTTGGGGCCCAAGATAAGTCTCGGTGGAGCAGAGTATCTTGCTAATTATGCCAGAGCACAGGCCACCAACCCTTTGAAAACCGGTCAAGCAATCATTGTCAGCGGTAAAACCGGTGCGGCAGAAGTTGGTAAGCTGAAGGGCCTTGGGGACTTTGGCACAGAGTTTCGGTTTGACCCAAGAGCTGGGGGCACCTTTTTTACTCCTACTTTCCGAGGTTCTCGTGCGGTCAAAGACCCCGGGCCAAGGTCCGCGAGAGCTGTAAAATTCCTTGAGGACATGCTTGGCGAAACAGGGGCCGCGGCTCGCCGCTCTCCTTTGACCGTAGGCTTGGGCGAGCTTGGGTTTACGGGCGGAGCCACGCTTGGAGCTGGTGCCGCTGAAAGCACCGCGCCCGGCGAAGCGTTGCCAAGACTAGCCTATGAGATGCTCTTTGGGATGCCCGGCGGATACGCGGGCGTTCTCGGTGAGAAGGGATCTCAGCTCTACACTGCGGCACGTGAGGGTATGCAGCAGCAGGGCGGCATCAAAGGTGTTCTCAAAGCTTTTCAGGCGGCACGTCGCAGTGAGGGTGTGGATCGCATCGTTGCTATTCTTGAGTCTCAAGGCTACGAGCCTAGTGATATTGACGCGATTGCCAAGGCACTTTCTGATGAGAGCATTTCTGCACAGCTAATTGATGAAGCCACCGGTAAGCCGATTGAAATGACCGCAGGTCTCAAAAGTGGCGATCCGGTTATGATGATGATTGAGGCTGCGATTGCCCAAAACAGCACCGCCCTTGGTCAGCAGCGGGACACGGCAACAGAGCAGGCAGGCAGCTTGATTCGTAACCAGATCAACGCGCTTATTCTTGCCTCAAAGGGTGAGGCCGGGGTTAACGAGCAGGCCCTGCAACAGGTGTCTCAAATCACTTACAACACCTTCACCTCGGGTATGACGGCTCGCCTCGGCAGAGCTACAGACGAGGTGCTACGAGCATACGATCAAGTTGTTAGCAGAGTTGATGCCGACGGTAATCCCATAGATTTTGACCAGACTCAACTTGGGGAACGCTTGTTTAACGTAGTTGAAAGCCAAATTGCATTCGCTCGTCGGCAGGAAAAAGCCCTTTGGCAAGATGTTCCTGATATTGACATCACCACCTTCCGTAATGCTGACGGCGATGAAATAGACACCCCTAACTTCCTGACTGCTTGGGACACCTCTATGCCCAAGACACAAGAGGCCGCGGAAGATGTTGAAAGTATGCTTCGGCCCTTAGCTAAATTTGTAGACCGAAAGCGGACTGAATTAGGGTTTACCGCTCCTCGCCCTTCTGGCCCAACTAAAGTTGACAAAGCTTTAGAAAAAATCACCGGGACTAGCTTTGAGAACAGCTACACTAAGCTGCTGACAGACATCGGTGAGCTGTCCACAGAGGATCAGGTAAAGAGGCTTCGTGAGGTAGCTAGCCAAAATCGTGGCCGGTTTGGAAACAAGCGTACTCGAGATTACGCTGCGCTTCTTGACGCAAAAGCAGAGGATTTGGCAACCCCGCCGCCACCTCCGGGCGCAACTCCTAGTGCGCCGCTGACCCTAACTGAAGTTCAGGACATGCGGCAGAAAGCTTTGTCTCTTGCGAAAAGCCTCACTGCAAGTGGCAATCTAAACGAAGCACGAATTGCATATGGATTTGCTGATGGGCTTTTGAACGACCTCAACGGGCTCGACGACTATGCCGACGCTTCATACCAAGCCGCAAGGGCTTACTCCCGGGCTCTAAATGATACGTTCACTCGCACCTTTGCCGCAGACGTTCTTGGAACCGCTAAATCCGGAGCTCCGCGTATTGCCCCAGAACTGTTGGCCGAGCGCGTCTTAAGGGGTAGTCAAGATGCCGTTCTCCTGCGGGTAGACCAGCTTTTATCAATACCAGATTTCCAACGTCGGTTTGAAGTTCCCGGGGCGGGGGAAACCCCCGAGCAAGGGGCAGAAACAGTGCGAACAATTACCGGCGTAGTTGACAGTATGCTTCGTAACGTCCGGGCAGATGCCTACCGCATTGTTACCGACTCAGATGGGCGTGAGGTAAAGCGTATTAATCCAGATGCTCTTAAAACATACCTGTCTAAAAATGAAAGACTTTTTGGAGAAGACTACTTTGCATCTCTTGGCCGCGACCTTCAGGACTCTGCCAAGGCCGAGGTCCTTCTGGATGAAACCAGTGCTTTAAACAAGCGCATCCAAGCAAAGCTCAAGGATCAAGGTATCTTCCAAAACTTGCTGCCGGAGTCGTCTGAAAGCCCGATACACGCGGTCCACGAAGCTATTCGCGGAAACCGCGGAAAGCAAGCGTTCAAACGCTTAAACACACTCGTGGGCCTGACTAACAACAAGAACCTGTCTGCCTCTCAAAGAGACGCCGCCAAGCGGGGCCTGCAATCTGTGATGTTGGAGTGGGCAAAGACCGGATCGGGCCTGACCGGGGGCAGCTTTGATGCTCGCACCATGTACAAGAACCTGTTTGAGCCGATGGTAAAAGGCTCTGACCAGACCCTGATGGGCTACATGGAGTTCAGGGGCCTGATAGACGAAGCTCAAGTGAAACGCACAAAGACGCTTCTGACCGATCTGGCTCGCATCGAAACCGCCTCAGTCAATGGCAACCTCGTAGACATTGCCAAAGAGCTGGGCCCGATGGTTGACTTTTACGTTTCTATCGCCGGTTCTGCCGCCGGTACACGAGCCTACAATCTGCTAGTGGGCGGCTCGGGCCCGGGCGCGATTACCGCTGCTGGACGCGGTCAGCAGTTCCTGCGCGATGTCTTCTCCAAGGTTCCAGAAAGCATGAAGATGGATGTTATGGGCGAGCTCATGGCTAACCCACGCCTGCTTGGAGACTTGCTGTCCAAGCCCAAGACAGAGCGCGAGAAGCTTGCCACCTTGGCTAGTATCAAATCTCAGTTTATCGAGCTCGGCTTCATTCGCCCCGTCCGCCGCGAAGCTGGCTCTGTCATTCGCGAGACCGACGAGGAGGTCGAACAGCAGACCTTCACAGTGCCGGAGCAGCCGCCTGTGCCCGTTACACAGGCACCTCCTGCCGTCGCTCCCGCTCCACAGGTGCCGACACAGGCTTCAGTCGTTCCCACCATGAATCTTGTGTCGGCTTCGCCGTCCGCCGCCCCACCACAAGGGACCACCGTCAACCGCTCGCGGTTCGCGGCCCTGTTCCCTGAAGATCGTGCGCTTATCGAAGGCATAGGGAGTCTTGGCTAATGAATTTTTTTGCAGATCGAATGAAAGATTTTGCTCAGGCCGTGCAGCCTACTCAGGTTAGCCAAGTAACACCCTCTGGTAATACGAGGTCTGGGCAAGGCCGCGGCGAAGACTCCCCGAGCGCGGCCAGAGATGACCGAATAGCTTTTGAAGAGTTTAAAAAAACGACGGGCCGCTCTGATAGAAACCCTTATGGTGATGCGGGTCTTTTTGGATCAAGTGCTGACTATAGCAACAACATGAGTCAGGGCCAGATCGATAGAGTAAACAGACAAGCATACAACCAGTATTTGGGGCTTGTATCTGGTCGGGGCACCCAAAGGGGCGGGCAAGGTGATTTAATCCCCGGTTATGCCCCGGCTCTAAAACTTGGTTCAGAAACCCCTAGCGGAACAGTGGTCGCGGCACCTAACCAACCGGAACCGGCAATGGGCGGTATCCTTAACTTTCTGCCGGGTGTTGGTATGCTTCAACGCTTGTTTCAAGGGTCTAACACCCCTCGGGTGTTGGACGATGGCGGTGTAAATTACAGTACGGAGGGCATTGAAACCTTGATGTCCCCCTCCGCAGCTCCGGTGGAGACAAGCAACATTGCAAGGTCTCCAACTTTAGTCAGCGCACAGCCCAGAAAGAACAATAAGTTTACGATCCCGTTTAACTTAGACCAAGTTCTTAGGGATGTTCCTAAAAGCGGTATTGGTAGATTTATTGAACAAGGCCAAGAGGGATTTCAACTCGGTCCGGGACGTCTCCAACCTAACATAAATGATGGCCGCTTTGGGTTTACTTACAAGATACCTATTGCTCAGAAAGTTGCGATGTCCAATCCAAACATACAATCTCCCGAATCCGTACAAGATATGTCCGACGAAGATTTTATGAATCGTCAAGAAAAGTTCGGAGAAGCATATGATTTTCGTAGAGATAGAATGATGAGACAGGCTCTTAGGGATAAATATTTTGAAGGTCAGTCGGATGTAGGGGTGTTCACCCCGCCTCCCTCCCCTCGACCTTCTTACAAGTCTCAAACTCTTTTAAGCGATAGAAGAGAAACTATGCCGGAACAGTACGGAGGTTTTGCTGACCCGTTAGTCGGAGGTACTCTTTCTGAGCAGTTAAACCGACAAGCACAAAGTCAAGCATTACAAAATCAGCCTCTGCCCGACACCTATTCACCCCGTCGAGTAGCACGAGAGTCGCTTCTGTCTGGAAGACCTTTTCAAGGAATTTAAACTAACCAAGCCCTAGCCTTCTCGCCCAGCACCTGACCGGCGAGATTGATCTTGCCGCGTAGGGCTTTTAGGATCTTCTCGTCTATCGTGCCCGGCGATACCAGATCGATATATGTCACCTTGTTAGTCTGACTGATGCGGTGCGCCCGGTCCTCGGACTGTAAGCGCGTAGCAAGGTCATAGCTGTTGTTGTAGTAGATGACCGTATTAGCAGCAGTCAGCGTGATGCCCATACCGCCGGTCAACGGCTGGCCTACAAAGAAGCGCAGCTCGCTGTCCGGCTCTTGGAACCTGTCCACGATGGCCTGCCGCTCATCTTGTGGTGTGTCACCATAATAGGTTGCGACCGCTTCGGGCCCAAAGCGGTCGCGCAGGGCCGAAGCTATCTGTTGAATGCCGTGTGTATACGACGCCCAAATGATAGCTTTTCCCTGTAGCTCTTCTGTAATCTCCAGCAGCTCTTTCAGACGATTGTTCTCGACGGGCTGTATCTCGCCCTCGTCCGGTTGCAAAAAACCACAGCATATCTGTTGTAGACGCATGATTTGCGTCAGGACGCTGGCAGTTGTAGCCAGCTCACCGTTTTCCAGCTTCGCCAGTGCCAGCTTCTTCATCTGACCGTACAGGCGCTTTTGTTCATCTGTTAGAGGCACGTCTCGCCGCGTGTACAGCTTGTCTGGCAGGTCAAGGCAGTCCTCTTTCAGGACGCGGTTGCTAAACCGGTCCAGCCGCTCGTTGAGTTCATCAAGCCTGCGGTAGCCTACAATCTCTTGAAACGCCCGGTTGCCCATCTTACGGTTCTGAACAACGGCGTATCGGTTTTGGAAAGCAAAGTAACTCTTGAAGTTAAGCGCATCTTTAGACAGGAAGGCGCACTGGCTAAACAGGTCCATTGGGCTCTTAGTAATCGGCGAGCCGGTCAGGATGCGTTTGTACTTAGCGTAGTTTGACAACGTAAGAATATTCTTAGAGCGCGTTGCTTTACGATTTTTTATAGTCGTGCTCTCGTCTACAATCATCATGTTGTCCGGAAACTTTTGAAGAAAAGCAACCGCAGCTTTAGTTCCTCGCGACGTAGACAATGCCTCAACATTCATAACGAATATTCTCATCCCGCGGAACTCGCCAAACAGGAACTCCCACATCTCATCTTGGTATCTTTTTGTGATGGCGGGCGTCCAACGCATGATCTGCCGGTCGATATGGTCTGGGAGATGTGTAGGTATTTCTCCTTTTACCCAGTTGTCATAGACGCCCTTCGGTGCCACTATGAAGGCAGCATTGATCTTCTCCATCATGTGCAAGATGCCGATGGTATCAATAGCCACCTTGGACTTGCCTGTTCCCATCTCCATGAACAGCGCATAATACTCCGCGGCCCACGAATCTGTGAGTGCCTGCCTCTGGTGGTCAAACGGTTCAGTCTTGAACTTGTACTTTTTCACGATTTCCTCCTTGACTATGCGAAAATATAGGCATATATACAGGTCTGTCAAGACCCGATAGGCGTCTTTAATCACGAAAGAGGAATCACGATGAGCGATATCTTTGAAGCTATGGAGGAGGACTTCGAAAAGAAGTTGAACACCTCCGTCGAGAAGCTCGATCAGAGCGACTTGAGTAGCGTAGCCGGTCTGGCTAAAGCAATCCGTGAACAAGAGGACTTTGTTGCAAGTCTTGAGGGCGACCTCAAAGCTGCGAAAAAGAAGCTCCTTAAGATGACGGATGAAGAGCTCCCAACTATGTTGGCCGAGATTGGTCTATCCAGCTTCAAACTGGATGACGGTTCCGAGGTCACAGTCAAGCAAACATATGGTGCATCTATTACTAATGGCACTAACGGCACTGTGGACAACCGTCCGCAGGCTTACGCATGGCTGCGTGACAACGGTCACGGCGATCTGGTCAAGAATGTCATCTCCTGTCAATTCGGTATGGGGGAAGACGAAAAAGCCGAGAAGTTCCGCAGAATTGCAGAACAGAGCGGTTACACGGCTGAGCAGAATACATCTGTTCACTCGTCAACTCTACGCGCCTTTGTTAAGGAGCGTTGTGAAGCTGGCGACGAGTTCCCTATGGAATTGTTTGGGGCCTACGTCGGACAGAAAGCCATAATCAAGAGGAGCAATTAAGCCATGGCTGGTAAAAAAAATGAGGTTGCAGAGACCAAATCTGCGGAAGTAGTGCAATTCGATCCGACCATGTTCGAGGCAGATGCCGGAATGGGTCTGGAAAACATGGGCGCTGAAGATCTTGCGCTGCCGTTTCTGAAAATTCTGGGCGGTATGAGCAAGGAACTGGATGTATTGGAAGACGCTCGCAAAGGTGACATTTACAATACCGTCACTGGAGCCGTTTTAAAGGGCAAGGAGGGCGTTAGAGTCGTCCCGTGTGCCTACCAGCGTCGGTTCATCCGTTGGGCCCCTCTGGGCGAAGGGACGGGCGCTCCTGTGGCCGTCTACGCACCGGGCGAGGCCATGCCGAAGACGAAGCGGTCTACCGAGGACAATAAAGACTATGTCGAAGACGGTTCCGGTGACTACATAGAAGAGACGCACCAGCACTATGTGCTCGTGCTGCATGAGAACGGTCAGATAGAGACCGCGCTGGTTGCCATGAAGTCTACGCAGCTCAAGAAGTCGCGTAAGTGGAACAGCATGATCTCTTCCCTGACTGTGCAGGGCAAGAACGGCCCGTTCACCCCGCCACGCTTCAGCCACGTATACCTGCTGAAAACGCAACTCGAGGAGAACTCTAAGGGTAGCTGGCACGGCTGGGAAATGAGCCGCGTCGGCCCAATCGAAGACATGGCAACTTACCAGCGTGGTAAGGACTTTGCCGCCAGCATTGCTGCCGGAGATGTCGTCGTGAAGCATCAGGACGAGTCCGCGAGCGGGGATATTAACCCCGACGACGTACCGTTCTAATCAGTTGGGGCGGCAGGCGTTTGCACGGTTTCACCTGTCGCCCCATCCTTCACGGGGGCACACATGTCAGTTGATACTTTTTCAGCTATATTTGACGGGCTAAAGCTCGCCTATGGCACATATAAAATCGAAAAACAGCAGGCTAACGGTAAGAATACTGGTAGAGCTGCCATCATCCGCGAACCGCGGAACACGGCTCTTTGGGAGGGCCATCTGTCTGGTAAGGGCCGCGGCATTGGCATCATCCCCATCAACGAGGACAACAAGTCTGTTTGGGGCTGCGTAGACGTTGACCAGTATCCGCTCGACCATAAGGTTCTAGTCGAGAAAATTCGTAAGCTGAAGCTGCCGCTTGTCGTCTGCCGGTCAAAGTCCGGCGGGGCGCATTGCTTCCTGTTCACCACCGAATGGGTGGATGCCAAGGACATGCAGGCCACGCTGCAACAAATCTCCGCTGCGCTGGGCTACGGCGGCAGCGAAATATTTCCAAAACAGATCAAGCTCAACCTTGACCGCGACGATGTCGGCAACTTTTTGAACCTGCCGTACTACGACGCCGAGGACGGGCTGCGCTACGCTATTAAAGACGACGGCACCTCTGCCACCCTCGAGGAGTTCTTTGCGCTCTACGAGAACTACAAGCAGACGCCCGAGCAACTGACGGCGCTACAGGTGGGCGATCCTGAAGAGGTATTACCCATGAAGGACGGCCCGCCGTGCCTTCAGTTCCTGCTCAAGAACAAGATATCCGAGGGTGGCCGCAACAACGGGCTGTTCAACATCGGCGTCTATCTGCGTAAGGCATACCCGGATAGCTGGGAATCGGAGATATTGACATACAACATGCAGTATCTGGAGCCGCCGCTGCCGCTCAGCGAGGTCAACATCGTTGCCAAGCAGCTTGAGAAAAAAGACTACGCCTACCGGTGTAGCGACTCTCCAATCAACGCGCACTGTAACAAGGACCTGTGTCAGACCCGCAAACATGGCATCGGTGCAGCCATCCAAGGCGCGGCAATCGCGAACCTTCGCAAGTATAACTCAAACCCGCCGGTCTGGTTTCTGGATGTAAATGGCGAGCCCGTCGAGCTGGATACAGAGGCTCTGATGAGCCAACCCGCGTTTCAAAAGTGCTGCATGGAGCAGCTTAACTTCATGCCCCGGTCTGTTAGCAAGCAGGTTTGGGAAGGCCGTATTGGCGGGCTAATGAACGAAATGCGGGACAATGAAAGCGCTATCATAGATGTTGCCGAAGACGCCAGCATCAACGGCCAGTTTTACAGCTATCTAGAAGAGTTCTGCGCCCATATGCAAAAGGCCAATGATAAGGAAGAAATATTGCTCAAGCGTCCATGGACGGATGAGGAGACCAATACGACACTCTTCCGTTTGAAGGATTTTGAGGCGTATCTCAAGCGCAACAAATTCTTTGAGTACAAACTGCACAAAATCGCCCAACGCCTACGCGACATGGGAGGTCAAAGCCGGGCTCTCCGTATTAAGGGGCGACTTGTTAAAGTTTGGGAAGTGCCTGCTTTCGACGAAGCAGACGTAGACATTAAAACGCCATCCTTTGGCAGTGGTGAAGGAGCACCCTTCTGATGAAAGACCGTAACGACTACATTTACGAGCAGCGCGTAGTGCAGCTCCGCACCTATCAATCCATCGCAGATGAGGTGGGCCTGTGCCGCGAGCGTGTGCGCCAAATCGTAGTTGCCGTGTCTCAGCGCATTCGCTGGGAGCAAGAGATTGAAGCCCTGCCGGACAAGCCGGACAAGATGTGCCACCTCGTCCTGCCCCGCAGGGTCCGTAACTGCCTCAAGAACGAGTTCCTGTTCGACCTGACATTTGAGGAGTTTATCGAATACGCCGAGAATAAGAAGCTCGACAACATACCCAACCTCGGCAAGGGCAGTATCACGTTACTTGAAACGCGGCTCGCGGAGCAAGGTTATGTCCTGCCCAATCGACTACGTAACAAAGCCAGCCTGCTTCGTGATGCAGTCCAAACCAAGCGCGAAGTTCGGTACGCAAAGTATCGGCAGATTATGAAATGGCGAGAAGAGCGGCGCAGCATCAAATGGATCGCTTATGAAGTGGACATGAGCTACGGCGGTGTTGTTCAAATCATTCAACGCTTCCTTGCCAACCCCGAGGCCCTCGATGGAACAAAATAAAATATTCCGAATCTACGGCCCGCCCGGCACCGGTAAGACCACCGCGCTGCTCAACAAAGTGGACGAAGCTCTCAGTAACGGCGTAGATCCCGCGCATATCGGATACTTCGCTTTTACTCGTCAAGCCGCTAACGAGGCGATTGAACGTGCCTGTAAACGCTTTCACCTCGAGCCCACGCAACTGCCATGGTTTCGTACACTGCACAGCTTTGCTCTGCGCCTGTCAGGCATACGCCAAGAACAAGTTATGCAGACAGAGCACTACAAGGAGCTGGGCCACGCTATCGGGTTTGATCTGACTGCTGGCGGTCAAGGTATAAGTGAAGACGATGCTTTTGACCTGACCAAAAATGACAACCCTGTCATCAGCCTAATCAATTTAGCTCGCCTTCGTAAAGTTCCGTTGCGTGAACAATACGACGAGAGCGGTATGGATATGGATTGGAACCGGGTGAAGTACATTTCCGACAGCCTGACAGAATACAAAAACAGGTTTCAGCTATATGACTTCACAGACATGCTAGAGGTGTTTGTGCGAGAAGGCGCAGATTTCTGCCCTCGTCTTGCCATCACCTTTATCGACGAGGCGCAGGATTTATCGCCATTGCAGTGGGACGTAGCTCATATACTCGAGAAACATTCCGAGCGCATCTACTGCGCCGGAGATGACGACCAAGCGATTTACCGCTGGGCCGGTGCAGATGTAGAACACTTCATCAACCTCAACGGTGGATACGAGGTGCTCGAACAATCGCACCGCGTACCTGCTGCCGTCCACCCGCTGGCCGAGCGCATAGCCAAACGCATCCACCGCCGCGTCCCTAAAACCTACCTTCCCCGTAAGGACCCGGGGCTCGTGGAGCGCGTACCTGATGTAAACTATTTGGATTTTAATGATGGATCGTGGCTCGTGCTGGCACAGGCCGGTTACTTTTTAGCACCCGTGACCCAAGAACTCAAAAGCCGGGGCATCCTCTACAGCTATCGCGGACGAAGGTCCATTTCCGAAAAACTGAGTGAAGCCATCAACGGCTGGGAGCAAATGAGGAAGGGTCACCGAATAACAGGCGTGGCCGCACGAGCCGTGTATAGTTATATGTCTGTCGGCGAGCGGGTCAAGCGCGGATTCAAAAAACTACCCGGACTTGATGACGATGAGCCAGTGTCACTGGATGAGCTGATCGCGCATCACGGCCTTATGGAACTGGTGCACATCATGGGCACCCCACGCATCGAGGAAAACATTCGGGACTGCATATGGCACGAAGCCATGGACAAGCTGCCCAGTGCCGACCGTGCGTACATCACGGCACTACTGCGCCGGGGCGAAAAGTTTAATGCCACGCCCCGCATTGAGCTGTCCACGATTCACGGTTCCAAAGGCGGGGAAGCCGACAACGTCGTCCTGTTTACCGATCTATCCCCCGCAGCAGCAAAAGCCGCTGAGCAGTCCCCTGACGACCTGCACCGGGTGTTCTACGTAGGCGTCACGCGCACCAAGGAAAACCTGTATTTGGTGGACCCCGAAGATGACAACAGGAGCTACTTGATATGAACCGCAAAGAGGTCCTCGAGAAGGCAGAGAGCTTGGTCAACGGCCCAAGGGCCCAAGACTACGGCGATGCCTACGACAACCATGAGCGCATAGCCAACATGTGGTCCGTGTTGCTCGGGACAAACGTAAGTGTCTCACAAGTCTACCAATGTATGGTTGCGGTCAAGCTAGCAAGGCTTATAGTGACGCCAGACCACGAAGATAGCTGGGTAGATATTTGCGGCTACGGCGCACTAGGAGGAGAAGGCAATGGCCTTACAGATGGCGATGTTCGCACCAAAAAGTGAGTGGGTGCCGCCCGCGGAACTGCCAGACATCTTCGACGCCAAGCAGATTGCTATCGACGTTGAGACCAGAGACCCCAACATCAAGTCCAACGGTCCCGGCTGGCCGACCGGGGACGGGGAGGTGGTCGGCTATGCTATAGCAGTGGACGGCTGGTCCGGTTACATACCCACTCGCCATGAGCATGGCGGCAACCTAGACGAGCGCATCGTCAGCAAGTGGCTCAAGAAAGTGTTTGAGTCCCCTGCCGACAAGATCATGCACAACGCACAGTATGATGCGGGGTGGATACGGCGCATGGGCTTTACCATCAACGGGCGCATCATCGACACGATGCTGGTAGCTGCCCTGCTAGATGAGAACCGGTTCAGCTACAGCCTCAACGCCCTGTCCTACGATCTGCTCAAGAAAGTAAAACAGGAAAAGACACTACAAGAAGCAGCTCGTGAGTTTGGTCTAGACCCAAAAGCAGAGATGTGGAAGATGCCCGCCATGTATGTCGGGCCATATGCAGAGGCCGACGCGGAACTAACGCTAGAGCTTTGGGGCTATCTTTCGGCTCAGCTAACAAAAGAAGAGCTCTGGCCGATAGCTGATCTGGAGCTCAAGCTTCTACCGTGTCTGGTGGACATGACATGGCGCGGCGTCCGCGTGGACCAAGACCGTGTAGAGCGCACCCGCAACCACTTGATCAAGGAAGAAAAGGCCACGCTTGCCAAGATTAAAAACGTAGCCGGTCAGGATGTAGAGCTTTGGGCCGCAGCATCAATAGCGAAAGCCTTCGACAAGCTTAGCATCTCATACCCACGCACTGAGAAGAACGCACCGTCCTTCACCAAGTCGTTTCTAGCGGACCACCCGCACGAGCTCGCACAGCTAATCGTCCGGGCCCGCAACCTAAATAAAACAAGCGGCACATTCATTAACACCATTATGAAGCACTGCCGCGCAGACGGACGCATCCACGGGCACATCAACCAGATCAGATCGGATGACGGCGGCACCGTATCGGGCCGCATATCTATGTCCAACCCCAACCTGCAACAAATCCCGGCCCGCGACCCTGAGCTCGGCCCTATGATCCGCAGTCTGTTTCTACCGGAAGAGGGCGAGCAATGGGCGGCGATTGACTTCTCGCAACAGGAACCGCGGATCTTGGTCCACTACGCCTATGTGTATGGCCGGTCCCGCGGCGCACAGATGGCAGGAGTCGAGGAGTTCGTCACCGCTTACCGAGAAGACCCGGACATGGATTTTCACACCATGGTGGCAGAGATGGCTAACATCCCGCGTAAGCAGGCCAAAACAATAAATCTGGGAATGATGTACGGCATGGGCGTCAACAAGCTATCCGACCAGCTCGACATCGAGGTAGATGAAGCCAAAGCGCTAGTCAGCCAGTACCACGACCGCGTCCCCTTCGTTAAAGGATTAATGAACGGCGTGATGAACAGCCTCAATAGCAGGAGCTCAAGCGGCTCTGTGCGCTCTATCTTAGGCCGCAAATGTCGGTTTGAGCTCTGGGAACCAGCTACTTTTGCCATGCACAAAGCCCTACCATACAAAGATGCGCTCAAAGAGTATGGAGAAACTACTCGGCTAAAAAGAGCATATACCTACAAAGCCCTTAACAGGCTCATACAAGCGTCAGCAGCAGACATGACTAAACAGGCCATGGTGAATATTTATGAACAAGGACGCCTGCCTCTGGTGCAAATCCACGATGAAATCGCCATGTCTGTGAAAAATCGTGAAGATGCAAATACTGTTGCTGAAATAATGGAAAATGCTGTACCGTTGGAGGTGCCAAGCAAATGCGATGTTGAGATCGGCCCAAGCTGGGGCGAAGCAAGCTGAGCTTTTTCATGGTTTTCCTCCCTAAACTGGCCCTGAGCTCCGCTTGGGGCCCTTTTTCTCTTGTATCTCTGCCACTTGTCCTATATATTCCCTTACAGGAGGTGTAAATGGATACATCTAAATGGAAATCTGTGCTTGTACCGATTGAGGTATACGAACAGATTCGCAAGATAGCTCGCCAAGAAGGACGGACCATTAGTGGTCAGCTCCGGATCATGTGGGATATCTACAGAAAACACCAATCCTGACGGCTGAATAACGAGTGTCAATTCAGTTGACATCTTTTTTTAGCTATAGTATGGGATAAGTTCTATTTAATCGTATAGCGAGGGTTTACTAATGCTAAGAAATCTACTCAAAATATTGTTTCCGAGCTTCTTTGAGGAGCCGGAAAGAGCGCGAGACAAGAAAGGCCGGTTGATGGGCGACGATGCGTCCACACCAACTTTCAACGAAGCATGGGTCGGGGGCAAAGCCCCGGTACAACAGAAAGCCCCACCGAAAAAGCGGGGCAGGCCGGTAGGAAGCAAGAATAAACCGGCAGCTAAAAAGAGAGGGCGTCCGAAAAAAAATGCTTGATGCTACTTTAGTGTGTTTGGCTACAGCTATTTATTTTGAGTCCAGAGGCGAACCATTCGTCGGACAGTCCGCTGTAGCCCACGTTGTGCTAAACCGGGTCGAAGATACCCGGTTCCCCAACGACATCTGTTCTGTAGTGAAGCAGGGCCCCACATATGCGTGGAAACCCGACTTCCCTGTCCGCAACATGTGCCAGTTTAGCTACTACTGCGATGGCAAGTCTGACCAGCCAACCGATGAACAGGCATGGCAGACCGCGGTCCTCGCGGCTTTTGGAGCTGTGTCTGGCCGTACATATGATCCCACTGAAGGCGCAACTCACTACCATGCCGATTATGTCAATCCCGCATGGGCTGAAGTTAAATACAAAACCGTCCGGATCAATGACCACATATTTTATAAATGGGAAGGAGACAGATGAAACCTTGTCCAGAATGTGGCGGTAAGGGAGAATGTGAATATGAAGTCGCCGTATCTGCACCAATGGCGTGGAGCGGCGGCTGGCTCGAAGGACGCATTATGGAATGCCAACTGTGTGAAGGAACAGGAGAAGTAGATGAGGATGAGGCCGAAGAATAGAGAGCTTCAGTACCCTACCATCGGGGATCCGGGCGTGATCCAAAAACGGCTGGACGCAGGCCGCTGCCCAAAGTGCGATACCCAGCTCAAAGAGCCCACGCGCTGCGGCTCTTGTAAACTGCAACTTCCCGAAAACTTAGCTCCTAAAAAGTCCTTGTCTTTCCCATAAGATCGCGTATGTTGGGATCGTTCCCGTAGTTGGGCCCCGGAGAGAAATCTCCGGGGCTTTTCTTTTTGTGTTGACTATGTATGCGATAAGTCTTATATACAGGTTACACCAACTAGGGAGAACTTAAATGCCGACACTCCGGGAAATGTCAGACGCCGCGGAAGCGCGGGGGCATAAAACATTCAACACCGGCAAGCCGTGCGTCAGGGGCCATACTTGTGACAGATATGTCGGGGTGCCGTTTGGTTGCAAAGAGTGCGTCAGGGAAAACAAGTACGAGCGAATAAACCCGGACAGCCCAAGAGGCATTGCTAAGGCCAAAGGTTTAAAGCGATACCGCGACGGCAAGCCCTGTAAAAAGAAAGGGCATATCGCGGAGCGCTTCACCATGAGCGCACGATGCTGCGAGTGCGAAGCAGAACGTCAGCGCAGCCCAGAGGCAAAAGCCTACCGTGAAAAGTGGCGGCAGGAAAACAAAGAGCACTCTCAGAAATGGGCGAGAGACAGGTATCAAAACCCGGATTCCCCGCACCGGGAGGAATACCTGCGGCGCAAAAGGCAGCATAGCCGGGACAACATCGAATACTACAAGCGGAAAGACAAGGAACGCCGCGACAGCTTTACGGAACAAGACAAGGAAAGAAACAAGCGCAACGCTCGGAGGTGGGCTAATCAAAACAAGGAACGTGTGTCTGCTTATGGGCGCTTGAGCCATAACAAACGTAAACGGGCAAAGCTCAAAGGGGCAAGCTGGGATTCTTTTGTGCCAATTTACGAGAAGCGTGAGCGCCTAACGAGAGAAACCGGCGTTAAGCACCACGTTGATCATTATTACCCGCTAACTCACGACAGAGTGTGCGGGCTGCACGTGCCTTGGAACCTGCAAGTAATTACCGCTGCGGAAAACTTGGCTAAAGGCAACAAGATGCCCGAAGAGTTTTACGGGCCTGACCACCAACTAGGGAGAGACCACAATGCGTAAGAAAGAAGAGCTGTTCGATATCGTCCGCGGCATGGAGTATACTGATGCCGTGGCCGCAGTCTCCAGCGCAATCAACGCGCAAACGTCCACCATTGCAGCCAAGGGTGATTATAGCCGTGAGGCCGTCGAAACAGCAGAAAACCTGCTTGCGGCGTGGTTAAGGGTACAACGCGGATGAGCGACGATCTCGAAAAGCAGTTCGACTATGCAGGCGACGAAATGAACGCCCTGCTCGATCAACTAGAAACCGACGGGTTTGATACCGGCGCGGTACTGGGCGGAGCTCTTACAGCTCTTCTGTTCCGGCTCGTAGTCGCAAGCCCCAACGGCAGCACCGCAATCGGTATGCTGTCTTCAGCCATGCACCAAGCAGCAACCATTGCCCGTGCATATGACGAGGAAGAGGAGACCAAACATTGACTAATTTTACTTTGAGCGAAGAGGCGCGGCGCGAGTTGTTGCAGTCTTACAACGAACTGCGTACGGCTATGTCAAACATTTGGGAATGCCAAGACCTGTGGATGTCTGACATTACCAACCTCGAAAAGTTGGTGAACCGGATGCAAAGGCACTTGGACTTTGCTCAACCAACAGAAGGCCACGCATATATGAATTATGTGCTGGCAGAAGATAACAAGCCCGCACCCAAAAAACGTGGACGGCCCGCAAAGGGAGCAAAAAAATGACAAAGCTTAATGAACATCAAGCAGCAGCCGCGCTGCTGAACCAAGCTATCCACGCCGTCAACGATTTGTGGCTGGAAGCAGATGGCGACGATAAGCCCTTCTTAGATCAAGCAATCAGCAAGCTGCACGAAGCGCAGTCCCTAATGCTGAAAGCGCGGTTGCGAGTTGACAGCCCAAAATAAAGGTCTTAGTTTTTCCCATATCAACTACATAAAGGGAGAAAGCTGATGGCTAAATTTTACCACTGGCAGGGAGAAGGGTCCGACGGCAACGTCTACGAAGGCGAATATAAGTTCACTGCAAAAGAAGCAAAGAACGATGCAATCAAACACGGGATGCCTCAACCAGACGGGTTCACCATCTTTGAGACAAAGGTTACCGACACGGCAACCACGCTCCGTAATCTCTTAAACCAAGAGATGAAAATAATCGGAGAAGTAAAGCCGGTGGGATAACTCCCATCCTGGACCTAACTTTTGAAAACGTAAGGGGTGCGGCACGATGTCGCACCCCTTATTTTGTCGTGTATAGTATAAGATAAGTCGCATATGGGACATCTCTTTTAACTCATTGATTTATAATATAAAGATAAGAAGAGCGCAAAAGCGCCCACGCTATTTGAAACCGTCAACAACTACGGGAGGTCAGTATGACTGACACCAACGCCGCATCTGTCTGGGTCGTCGAGAGCAAGCTGCTCGAAACCGCCGATAAGGAATACGAGTGGGGGGACTGCATGTCCTTTACCTCGATCCTTATCGACGAGTGTAACGGCCATCGGTTAGACGAGGTCGAAGACAACACCTTCGATCTAGGTTACGTACGCGCCGTGGAATACGCTTCCCGAATGGGTAGGATGTATGCCGCAACTCAATACTTTAGGGTTACCCTTAAAGACAGCCGTTTCGATAACGTCGGAAAAGAGTTCGTCTTCAAGGGGACAAGCCAAAGGACCTGAGAAGCATAAACCGCGGCTCACGGATCAGGGCTCCGCTTCGGCGGGGCCCTTTTTGTTACTGTTACCTATATAGGGAGAAAATTAAAAAAAATAAAAAACACAAAAAATATGCGGTAACATCGGTAACAAAAGTAACAGTACTCTGTAATCGTTACTCACTAAGGATTACAGAAGTATAGGAGTGTTACTTTTTGTGTTACTTATTTGAAACCAAAAAAGTAACAGAGGAAATGACCTTAAAGGGGGGTTCGCGGGATTTTTTTTAAAAATATTTTTTGCTCTATATAAGTAACCTCTGTAAAAAGGATGGGAGTTGACCTTTTTAACTGAGGAAACGATGGCGGCAAGAAAGAGAGCGTCGAAGCTTACTGGCAAACCCATGGAGACCCGGGGCCGTCCCCCGGTGACAGCACAATCGGCTTTGACCCGAAAGCAGGAGCTTTTTGTCAAAGAGCTGGTCAGTAAGGACGGTCAGATAACTTTGAGAGAAGCAGCGGTCAACGCGGGTTACTCTGTTGGTTCCGCGCACACCCGAGCCTATGAGCTCACCAATCCACACATCTCGCCGCATGTTGTCGCTGCTATACAGGCTTATCGCAGAGAGCTAGATGAAAAGTATGGTGTGACCTACCAACGTCATCTACGGGACCTTCAACAGATACGGGACACTGCTTTGCAAAACGGGGCTTACTCTGCTGCCGTTCAGGCGGAATATCGGCGAGGTCAGGCACAAGGGGACATTTATGTTAGCAAATCCGAGATTCGTCACGGCTCGATAGACAGCATGAGCAAGGACGAGGTTTTGAAAGCCCTCGAGGAGATTAAGAATAGTTATGCCCCGGTCACCATCAACATCACCCCAGAAGATGAAAATGCCTCCAATCGCGACAAAGCGAGAGGCAGGCTTTTACAAGCAAGTGAAGGAAGCAGCGCAGAGGTCGAGACGGAAGCTGCTTTTGACGAGGATTGAAAATTACATTGGGGCCGGGATTCCTGACCTGATGATATGTGATGAGGTCGGTGACTTTCATCTGGTCGAGCTCAAGTACATTACCGGCAACGCGGTAACACTCCGTCCGTCACAAGTGGCGTGGCTATCTCGTCACCAGCACTCTAGCTGCTGGGTTCTGATTAAGCGACAGACCAAGGCTACTGAACCGTCTGAATGCCTCTTGTATCCGGCAGCGGCCGCGGTCGATCTGAAGATGGACGGCATCGAGAAGGTTGAGCCCTTGTTACGTTGTCAACAGCCTTTTCACTGGGACACAATATTTGACTTGATTTGTCCGCAATAATCCCATATATCAGGGAGACAACTTCAACACGGGAGATTGCGATGAAAAAACAAGTTTTATATGCCGGTGATCAGATGAGACTTGGCAACACCATTAAAGCGCTGGCGGATATGATTCATATGTTTGAAGTGTTCGATCAGAACGTCCAAGGTAAAGGGGAGTTTTCTGGTGTGGGTGTTTTGGCTCCGATGAAAATTCATAATCACCCGGATAACCCCGAGTATAACCCGAATGCCGCCACCCACATGAACGAAGAAAGCGACTTTGACAAAATCGAGCGGATGCAAAAAATAGTCCGGGTTATTGGTGACATTCGTGAAAAGTGGGTGACTACCTGATGTTTTTGTTCCGCTTGATCGGCAAGCTTCTTTATGGTGACGACTTCGACAAATATTCGGGGAACCAGACAAGTCAGAAATACATTTCAAAAGATCGTCGCATGAAACCCCGACGACGCCGCAAATAAAAAAGAAGGCCCGCCATATTGACGGGCCTTTTTGTTTTCTATATATGTGGGATAAATCGCATATAACTACGGGAGCAATTAACCATGTTGAAAACTACAGCAATAAGCAGCGCAAAGAAAACCGCCGGGTGCGCTGTCACATACCGGGCCGGGAGCTCGGAAAAATTTGGAACTTGCCCGGCATCTTGTGAGCTAAACCCGAGCGGGCGCGGTTGCGGCGAAGGACAAATTGATTTTGATTATCTCGACGCCGTACTGGACGCAAAACCCCGGCGCGGCTTTTCGTTTACTTATTCGCACTTTCACCCGCTTTTCTGGTCTCACAAATTGAGCCCTAAAAAAACCGTGATTAACTACAGCGCGGCCGACCCGGACGCTGCATTGCTGGCACAACAGGCAAGCCCTGCCCCTGTTGTCACCGTCGTAAAGCCTGAATATTGGATATCTGCCCCGGTCTATGAATACGAGCTCGGTGTTGCCGGTTTGCATAAATATCGGCGCGTCGGTGGCATCCGGGTTGTACGTTGCCCGGCAGAATATAACGACTCGGTAACTTGCCGGAATTGCGGCGGGAAGGACGGCCCGTTATGTGCCCGCTTGAACCGCGATTTTATCATCGGGTTTACAGCGCACGGGGCCAGCAAGAAAAAAGCCGCCACCGATGATCCGGGCGGGTGCTATGCGGCGGGCGGCAATGTTGCCTTGCACTGGACCGCCACCGCGAACCAACAGCAGCCGGAGACCGACGGCGACCGCCTGCGGGCATTTGTTAAAACCCTGCCCCCGGGCTCGGTTATTCGTCACCATGTGGCCGGTGATATCGGTCTTGATAAAGGAGCAGAAAACAATGGTTAAATATTCTGAAAAACTAATCGAACAGGGCTTAGCCGACACCCGGGCCGAGTCACTGGCCCGGGCAATGGATAGCTTGCACGGGTCGGTCGCGAGAATGGACCAGCGCAACCTAGATCTGTTGCGAGAGCTCGAGCCCGGATTGATCGAGTCATTGAACCGATACGCCAGAACCGAGGACATATTGCGGGAGTTTTGAACCCGCAGCCGACCCCCCCTTTATAAGCCCGCCACCCGGCGGGCTTATTTTTTGGGAAATTAACTTGCGTATGGTGGGATAATGTGAGACAACACCCAGACGGCCCAAGCCGGGCCGCATTTTAACGGGAGCATAACCAATGCAAAATAACGATCTAATCACCATTGACGGCCAGCCGCAGAACGGAATCATTCACGGCGAGCTTCAGCACCGACACAACGCCCCAGTAACGGGCGCATATCAAACCGACGCAATCCGCCACGGGATCGGCAACAGCGCGGTATCGTCTAATTGGTGGAACCGCCCGGACGATGAGCGGTTTTTGTCCCTTGCCGATATGCTGGCCTTTAAGAGAGACGACGCCCAGCAGATGCACAGCCAAATTGTGAACACTCACAAGATGCAGGTTATAGGCGAGCTTGACGAAGAAAACCCCACCCGGGGCAATGTGCTTATTGAATACACCGACGAAGACGGGCGCGAACATTTAAACAAGCCTACCAACTGGTCCTTCAATCAGCTTGCAAACCTTGCCGGTGCACCTGCCGGATATCTGCGCGACTTGCCCGCACCCATTGCCGCCGACGCTATGCAATGGGGCTTGCGGTATAACCGCAGCCGGGACCTTGTGAAGGCATACGGGCACGGCACCGAGGGCGGCGAGCTCAGAGCCACCACCGGCCCAGATTATGGCCGGATTTTTGACTGGGAGATGCTGCAAACAATCAACCGCTTTGCGGGCGAGGGCAGCGGCTGGAAAATCCCCGGCATGATGACCGGCAGCGCAAACGGGCGGGCGATTTATGACCCCTTTGTGCCAGTGACAAAGGACACGACCACCCTTTACGCCAGTGACCGGGACGTGTTTGTTTTTCTGGTAGACGACACCCGGCCCATTGAGATTGGCAAGCTCGAGAACGGCGACCCGGATTTAGTTTTCCGGGGCTTTTACGCATGGAACAGCGAAACCGGCAGCAAAACCGCAGGGGTTGCGGCAATGTATCTGCGGGGCGTTTGTATGAACCGCAACTTGTGGGGCGTCGAAAATTTCCAAGAAATCAAGATTCGTCACACAAAATTCGCGCCGGATCGTTTTGCTATGGAAGCAGCCCCGGCGCTGCAATCATTCGCGCATGGTTCAACCTTTGATTTTATGGAGGGCGTAAAGGCCGCGCAGGCGGCAAAGATTGCCGACGATGAAGCCGAAGCCCTCGAGTTTTTGCACAGGCGGGCCGGGCTCAGTAAGAGCCGCAGCCGCGCCGCAGCAGCCCGGCACGTGAAAGAAGAGGGCAGGCCCATTGCCAGCGTATGGGATGCCGCGCAGGGCATCACCGCACTGGCTCGGGATATTCCGCACCAAGACGACCGCATCGAGCTTGAGAAAAAGGCGGGCGCGATCCTCGACAAGGTAACGGCCTAAACACCGGCCCGCAGCCGACCCACTGGCCCGCCACTCGGCGGGCCTTTTTTTATGCTTTTAATACTGGCAAAAATCCCATATAAAAAATTATGTGAAAAAGTATCAAATGATACTTTGCAAGTATGGGAACGAAAACCAATGACAAATACAGCAGAAAATTTGATCCTCGACCGTTTTTCTGACGAAGCACTGACGCAGGCCGACCCGACCGCATTGCTGGCACTGGCGAAGGAATTGCGCGAGCAGCGCGACATTAACGACCGCGCCCGGGGTTCAGCTTGCGCTAATCTTAACGATATGCAGCGCAACCAAGATCGGCTAGCCGAGGCCCTGATGATCGTTTTGGGCGATCCTATCGAGGCTTTGATAGAGTCGAAGATAGAAACCAGTGACCGGGATATGTTCGACGGGTTCGACATCGAAGACTATCGGTCTGACGTTGAATATTGGGTCACTGACATGATTGACGAGCGGGTCGGAGAAACCGAGAGCGAGGACGACCGGCAACAGGCGGTTGAGGAAATTGTCAAAGACGTTATTTCCGGCGCGTCAATTTCAATCGACATTTAACCGGCCAGCAGCCGAACCCATCCGAGCCCGTCCGGAGCGATCCGGGCGGGTTTTTTCTTTACCATTAAACCAGTGAATCATGCCCGGCCCCGGGCCTCGAGGACCGCGCCAAACGTACCGGACGCCGTGCAGCTCGATCGTAAAACCGGGCAAAACGGCCCGAAACCCCCGGAAACCGGGCAATTCTCGAGCAGCTCGACGCACTAGGACACGGCGTACCGGCACGAGATCGACGAGAGACGGCCTTTCGTGCGGCGAAAATCGCTCAGCAGCGGGCCGAACCCCGGCCAGTGGCTTATAACTTTTTCGCTCTTTTTTGTGGTTTTTGCCAGAAATCGCCAAAAAACCGCAGAACCCGGTCCCGAAATCTGGAGCGAATTTTCAGCAAAAAATCACGAATTGGCGGAAAACCGCCAGTTTTGCCAAAAAAAAACTAGGACCGGGTTGCACGATCCGCGCCCGCTGCTGAACAAAATCCGGCGCACAGGTCGCCAGATCAGGCAGGGGCCCCGGCCTATCGGGTCAGATCGACCTGCCTCAATCATCGGGTCCCGCCCAACGTCGCGCCCGGCCCGCGGTGCTGCCAGACGGGTGCTAGGGC